CTAGGGGTTGTATTGCTCCAAGATACGTCCGAGCGCAGGATCAGTTTCATCGGTGTATTTGGGGTTCGAAAAATGCCGCTCAATGGCCACTTCGACATCATAGGGGAATACGCCAAGGTTCTTTACCTGAAAAATCATCTCCTTAACGGCATCTTTCCATAATTTCCCGTGTCGGATAGGTTTGCGAAATTCGAAACCTACGCGGGCATGGGCTAATTCATGGACGAGTGTTATGAGGAATCGGTATGGGTTTTTTTCATTATTGAGTGTTATTACGGAAGTGCGTGTTCGAAAGTTGGAACGGCAATCTCCCAATTTTGTTTTTCTTGGGGGAACAATTCTGATCGTAGCGCGATAGTATTCGGCCCAAGAGACGAGCAAGGGGAGTGCTTCTGTCGGGATCGGGGTTTTCAATAGCGCAGAAGCGTCAGGCACTGAAGGTGATAATGTCTCCCCTTGATATGTCATTTCGGTCAATTACGTCGATGGTTAAGCCTACACTTTCGCCCATGAGTGCTTCTTTCAGAACTTTCCTAAAGCCTTCAATGGCCAGAATGGTGACCTGTTTGCTCTCCCCCGATGGCTTCTTAAGATAGAGCACATCTCCTTTGCGGACCGCCCCCTTGGATACAGTACCGGTTACAATCGTGCCGCGCCCTGTGATTGAAAAAATGTCTTCCACACAGAGCTCAAAAAATGGTTTTTGATCTGCACTCATTGGGCGATCCTCCCCGATTTTCCTGCCCACTGCTTGAGAATCTCATCAAGATTGATACCGCTCTCTTCGAGGCTACTGATTTGTTCTTTCGTCAGTCTTGTCGGCGTTTTTTTAGTTTTGGTATGCCCTCTGGAGCGGGCAGGAGAGGATGCAGCGGGCATTGAGATGGAAGCGTCTGCGCGAAAGGTTTCATGCAGACGGGCTATTTCCTTTTCTTTCGCTTGGAGGAGTGCGTTGAGCACTGCATTTTCTTTCTCCAGTTCGAGGATTCGGATATTTGCTTTCTCCAGATTATCGTAACTCATTTTTTTTGCGTTGGTTGCGTTTAGACTGACGGTGTCATCGAAAAGCTGCTCGACACTTATGCCGAAAAATTCCGCAATCCTGTGCTTGGTATTTGGATGCGGGTTCTTGATTCGTCCTGTAACTATTTTATGGATACCCGCATATTCCATCCCGACTCCAGTGGCGAATGCACGGATGGAAACCCCCCTTGTTTTTAGCAGGTGAGAAATTTTTTCACTGTAATTCATTTGTGGGTAATAGCTTGCAGGAGTGATGTATTTTTTATGTTGTTTTGATGTAATTTTGCTCTTTCTGTGCTCGACAATGACACCGCACAGAAAAAGCAAAGTTGCCCCTACCAGAATAATCACTGCGCGCAATAAAAGACCCCGCCTAAGCGCGCAGGCTCGCGCCCGCCAGGGCCGGAAGCCCAAGGACATCGCCGTCCGCATCCTCGCCGACCGTTGCGAGGTCAGCTACAATCACGCATGGCGCGTCGCCACCGGCCGCCGGATCAGTCACTACCTCACCGCGCAGCTCGTCATCATTCGCGCCGAGTTGGCCGCGCAAAAGCAGGGGGCAGCATGAGCATTCCCGACAAATACGAACTGCATATCGATGACTTGCCCCAATTCTTCCCTCCTGGAGAAGGAAATCGCATGGGCATCATGACGATTTATGGGAAGGTGGGGAAAGAGGGGAAGCTGCCCATCTCGTTCGAGAGATTTTGCCGTCACTGCATTGTGCTCATGGCGAATGACAATATCATCAGGCATAAAGACGGTAATTATTACCGTCCGAAGGCTGGGCCTGTGGTGAAAAATGCATCCCTTATATCTTCCCCCGCCAGTAGGCGGAGAAATGGATGCATGGGAAAATCGATGGGCTTTCAGATAATAAACAGCCCAAGGAAGGTGGCTACACTGGAAAGATACGCCGTTATCTTTGATGCTAATGATGCAGGCACCATCATCGGAACACGCGCCGATATAATAAAGAGGCTGCGCCAGCTCGCCAATGCAATGGAGACCGGTGATGGAGCAGTGTGGGGCGAAGCCATCCTTACCGGCCACGAGCTAAATGCCGCCGATTACGCCCCCATTTCTAAAAGCCGTAAAAAAAAATGAGAACCGCCCCTGCCATCATCATCGACAACGACGTGATTCCCGTCCGCCCGGACTCCGGGCATGAATACACGATCGAAACCTCTCTTGTAGCCAAAGGCTACGGCATCGCGGAGAATGTTATCCGCAACCACAAGATGCGTCACGCCGACGAACTCATCGAAGGCAAACACTGGGTTGTCACAAATAGTGACACCCTTGGCGGCGCCCAGGAAATGACCCTCTGGACGAAGCGCGGCGTGATCCGCCTCGGCTTCTTCATCCGCTCGGTCCGCGCCCGTCGCTTCCGCGACATGGCGGAAGACCTGATCATTGACCGCGCCGCCGAGGTTGCCGCCAGCCGCTCCGTGCAGTTGCTCGCGGAGACGGTCGGTTCGCAGGTCACGGTGCTGGAAAACTTCGCCGCCCGACTCACCCGGCTCGAATCCGCAAGCCACACCACCGCCACCGACTCTCCGCAGCCGACCCTTCCGCCGTCAACGAACGCCCACACCACAACCATACGCTGCACGATCATGCTCGTCAGCCTTGCCATCACACTCAGCGGACACCCCGTCGCCAGACTCACCATCGCCCAAGGACGCACCACCACCAGCCTCATTACCTTTGAAGGCGTCGCACTCGACGCCAACCAAAAGCCCATCACTACCAGCCCCCTGCTACTGGAAGGCACGGTGATCCAGACCACTATCAGGTCGATGGTCCGCATCACACGCCTCCCCGACGGCACTCGCGTGCCCGACCTCGCCTCTCCCCCCGCCTTCGTTGCCACCGACATCACCGCAGCCATCCCCGTCGAAGACATCTAGCCTGTATCCACTTTTTAATTATGTCCACCGAACTCACCACCGCTCCCCAGGAACGCGCCCTCACCGTGTGGGCCAAACCGACCACACAGGAAAAGATCAAGGCTCTCGTGCCTGCCACCATGAGCTTTGATCGTTTCGCGCGCCTGACGACATCGCTCATCCACCGCAATCCCGAACTCGCCAACTGCGAGCCCGTCTCCTTCTTCGCCTGCCTCTCCGACTGCGCCACCATAGGCGTTTATCCCGATCCCGTCACCGGCCAAGCATACCTCATCCCCCGCTGGAACAGCAAAAAACAGATCAAGGAATGCACCTTGCTTGTCGGATACAAGGGGCTCCGCACGATTGCCCTCCGTTCCCCCGACATCGTTGACATCTGGACGGGCGTCGTCCGCGTCGGCGACACGCTCAAGCTCATCAAGGCTCCTCGTCAGGAAATCATCCATGAGCCCCTTCCGGATGAAGCCGGCGAAGTCATCGGCTACTACTCCTGCTCCTCCCTGCGTGGTGGCGGCACAAGTTACGAATGGATGCCCGTCGCCACCGTGCGCAAAGTCCGCGACGAGGCTCTTGCCAAAATCAAAGAGGACTGGAAACGCGAACAGTCACCGTGGGTCACGTGGGAAGAGGAAATGGGCCGTAAGACCGTCCTCCGCCGTCACTTCAAGTCCCTCCCCCTGCGCCCCGAGGATCAGGAGGCCGTCCAGCGCGAACTGGATGACGACCTCAAGAACGTCACCGGCACCGCCCCCGAGGATGGCGCGGCTCCCCCCGCCGGTGAACTGCCCGCTGCACGTCCCAAATCTCCCTCCCGGCGCGGAGGAGCCGCCGCCGCGAAGCAGGTCACTACCGCCGATGCGGGGGCCGATGAAGATCCCACGCCCCCCGAACCTCCGCCACCTGCCGCGGCAGGCGACACCACCATCGAGGCCGAAGTCACGACGGTTGCCGCCGCTCCCGCCGCTCCCGCTGCTGAATCCCCACCGCCCGCGAGACGGCAACAACAGCCCCCCCCCTCCCCTGCCCCGGAAGCGCCGCCCGACAAAACCGCCGCCGCCCCCGAGATCGTCCCCGGCGTCAACTTCCACGGCTTTCACGGCAAAGCATGGCCGCAGGTTCTGCGCCTCACTATTCAGAAAGTTTCCCTCGCGGTGACGCAGGCTGGAAAACCCCTCGCCAAACTCCAGGTTGCCACCGAAGGCTTCGCCGGAGAAATCCTCACCTTCGAGGGCGTCGGTATCCACGATGCCACTCAAAAACCCATCATCCTCACCCCCTTCCTCAAGGAAGGCTCTGAGATCGAGGCCAACATCACGGCCAAACTCCGCCCCTCGAAAGAACGTGACGATGCTGGCAAGCCCAAGCCCGACCTCACCAAGCCCCCCATGCTCTTCGCTGATAGCGTCAGCGAAACCACACAGGTCGAACAATTCTAGTATCCGGTAATCCACCACAACCATATCGCCTGCCCCGGCAGGCGTAACGAAAATGCAAACCGCACCCGCAGCTACTGCTTTGCCCGCATCCCCCGGCCCCTCGCCCACCGCCATCACCGTCACCGGCAACCTCCCCGCCGTCCCGATCATCGTCGTCGCCTCCGACGTCATGGACCGCATCCACGAGCTCGTTGCCTCCGCCGCCGCCGTCACCATCACCGACGCCGCCTCCGCCTCCGCCGCTGGCAAGCTCCTCGTCGAAGTCACGGACATCGTCAGGACCATCGACAAAGCGCGCCTCAATCTCAAGCGCCCCTTCCTCGACATCAACAACGCCATTCAGGACGCCGCCACCCGCGCCACCACTCAACTTGCCCCCGCCGAACGCGCCCTCCGCTCCGTCCTCTCCAAGTGGAAGGACGAATGCGACCGTCGCGCCAAAGAGGAAGAGCGCCGTCGGCAGGCCGAACTCGCCCGCATCGCCGAGGAACAGCAAAAGGCTGCCGAGGCTGCTGCCGCCGCCGAAGCCGCCCGCCAGGCAGCCGAGGCCGCCGCCAGCGCCCCCGCCCCGTCAGCCGCCGCCGACTCCGACTTCGTCGAAACAGACCTTGAAGGCATCGACATCATGGCCGCCGAAGTCGCCTCCGATGCCGCCGCCCGCCAGCAGCAGGAACTCGCCGCACGCGCCGCCGAGCTCGCCGCCACCCGCCCCCAACTCATCCCCGCCGCGCCCGCCGGTATCCATTACCGCATTACGCTGAAACACACCGTTACCAACGTCCACCTCCTCCCCACCGACCTCGTCATTGTCACTCCCAACGATTCCGAAATCCGCCGCCGCTTCTGCGTCGGCTGGAGCGAAGGCACCCCGCTTCCGTCCATGCCCGGCATCCGCTTCGAGATTGAAAAGCTCCCCATCGTTAACAGCCGCCGCCGTTGATCCGCCATGCGCGTCAAACTTCCTCCCAACACCCGCCGCGCCGCCCACGACGCCCGCAAAAACGCCGCCAAAGCCGCGCCCGCCTCCCTCACGCCCGAACAGCATGAGGACATCCGCAACACCATCGTCACCACCCTCGCCACCCTCGAACGCGAAACCATCGACGCCAGCCAGCTTGCCGCCGCCTTCGTCCTTGATGCGCCCATCCCGATCCGCCGCCTCATCGGACTCTACGGCTCCCGCTCCACCTTCTGGAAGTGGGAAAAAGACGGCCTCCCCGTCCGCACCGTCGAAGGCCTTGGAGCCTCCGTCGTCCCCAGCCAGTTCAAAAACTACCTCCTCAAAAAATTCGGCACCATCAATCCCGCCGAAATCAACCGGTCATGAAACACCGCATCGCCGCCGTCCGCTCCGATTGGGACACCAAGCCCGCCGGCATCTACATGACGCCCTACGACCGCCCCGACCCTCACTACACCTCCCGCGTCGTCATGCTCGATGCCGACGATCCGCGCGTCGCCGCCTTCCTCGCCAAAAACACCGCGCCCTCGAAGCGCCAAAAATCCGCCCGATGAATACGCATACAACACAAACCACAAAAGACTGCCGCGCGCCCGTCCATCTGGCTTCCGGCAAGGAGTTCGTCTGTGCCTGGACTGCACTCGCCAGCGAAATTTACGCCATCGGAAAAGCATCCGGCTTCTACGATCACGCGCATACCGATCCAGAGTTCAATCACGCGGAAAAACTGGCGCTCATGCACAGCGAACTCAGCGAGGCGCTTGAGGGACTGCGCGACGGTCCGTTTCCCGGCAAGGCGGACGACAAACCCACCTATCGCCCGATGGTCGAGGTCGAACTGGCCGATACGATCATCCGCATCATGAACTACGCGACGCACTGCGGCCTCAATGTCGCTGGCGCCCTCGTGGAAAAGGCGGCATTCAATGCAACGCGCGGCCACCGCCACGGCGGGAAGCGATTCTAGCCCGATGAACCTCCCTGCACGCCCACGCTTCCGCGCCTCCAGCGTCCCGCAGCTGCTCGCCTGTCCCGCTGCCGCCATCCTTGGGGCCATCGTCAAGCCCTCGCCCGATTCCGCCGCCTCCCTCCTCGGCACATGGTGCCACTGGCGCGCGGCCCGCACCCTTGCCGATGAGCACGGCGCCACCGCTCCCTCAGACGGCCTGCCAGAGCCCCAAATGCCCGATGGCTGGACCCCCTCCGGCTTTGAAAACTGGATGGTCGATTACTACCTCGGCACTGTCCTCACCTCCACCGACGCCGACATGGCGATTGAGGTCGAGGCCGAGATCGTTGCCGACTTCGACCGCTTCGACCTCACCGGCCACATCGACGCCTTCGGCATCACCGCCGACGCCACCGAGGCTGTTGGCTTCGACCTCAAGACCGGCTCCGAACTCGTGGACGAAGCCGAGCAAAACGCCCAAGTCCTTTCCTACATCGTCCTTCTCTACCGCGCCTACCCCACCCTCCGCCGCATCACCTTCGCCATCGTCCAGCCCCGCAACAACCCCGACGAAGGCATGGAGCGCGTCACCTGGGCCACCGTTGAAGGCCCGCAACTCGACGGCGTTACCTCCTACCTCGAACGCGAGCTCAACCACGTATTGAAAAACCCAAGACAACTCAACTCCGACGGCTGGAAGCAGTGCCGCTACTGTCCCGCCGCCGGAAAAAAATGCCCGGCCATCGATCAGGAAATCAAAATGAAACTGCAACTCACCGACGAACACATCGCCGCCATCGCCGCCGAACCGACACTCGAACACATGCTCGACCTCGAAATGGCGCGCAAAAAACTCGTGCCCATCCTCGAACGCGCCCACGACGCCCTCAAGACCCGCGTCCGCGCCGAGGGAGAGTCCATCGCCGCCGGCCATCGCATCTTTATCGAGACCCGCAACAGCGGGCGCGAAATCACCGATCAGGCCAAGGCTGCCGAAATCCTCTCCGACCTCTCCGACGACCTCTATCACCGTTGCCACAAGCACATCCCCGGCGAGATCGAGCGCGTCCTTGCCGAAGCCGAGACCGTCCGCACCGGTAAAAAAGTCCCCATCGACTCGAAAGACCCGACCAAAACCTCCGGCAAGAAACTCTACCGCGACCGCCTCGGCCACCTCACCGAAATGAAAACCTCAGAATGGCTCCGCATCGCCCCCATCTGACCATGATCGACTTCACCCTTGACCTCATTCCGCCCAACAAAACCGCCCAGCAAAAAGGCGAACGCATCATCACGCCCAAGGACGGCAGTGGGCAATATATTCTCCACTACCAAAAAGCCTCCCTCGCCGATATTGAGCGCGCCTACTGCACCCTTCTTGTCACCCACCGTCCGCCCCAGCCGCTCGCCGGATTCGTCCGCTGCCATCTCACCTTCACCTGGCCTTGGCTCGCCAAGCACACCAAAAAACACCGCGCCTTCGGTTGGTATCCACACGGCGGCAAACCCGATTGGGACAACGCCGCCAAGCTCTTCTGTGACTGCCTGAAAACCGTTGGTTTTTTCCAGCGAGACGACGCCCAAATTTTCGACGGACGCCTCATCAAAGGCCACGGCGACCGCCCCGGCATCCGCGTCCGACTCTCCGAATGGCACCCCGGCCAGACCCTTTCCTCCTAACCTACCATGCCTAAAATAATCGAAATCACCGCCGGCGACCAAGCCGGTTTTAATCATCCGTTCGAGCAATACTCGAACTTCAAACCGTCCATCACGCTCCGCGCCGTCCTTCTCGACGGCGAGGATCCTGTGAAGGCCATCCAGAACCTCCAACGTGATGCGCACGACTGCGTGGAAGCGGAGAAGGACCGCATCCTCAAGCACCTGGCTATCGAGCACGCCGTCGAGCGCACCGAGGCCATCATCAGCAGCAGGCGGGCGCAGATCGCCAACGGCGAGAAGCTGATCGCCGAGGATGATGCCAAGTCGGAGGAAGAGCGCAGAGAAAACTGCGCGTGCGTGGTAGGCTACGACCCGGTGGCCGATGCCCGCGAAAGCATCGAGACGTGGCGGGCGGAATTGGCCGCGTATCAGGAGCGCCTTCACCTGCTGGAATACGGCACTCATCCCGACGACCTGCCGCCGATCTCCGTCTAAAATTTTGGGCGGCGGCATGGTGTCCGGGGAGACCCCGGAACGGGCCGAGGCATGTCCAGCCGAGTATGCCCAATGAAACACCGCCGCTCATCCATCATAAAAACGTATCCAAAATATCATGTCAAAAGTCGAAATCAACAGGGTTGCCGAAGTCGTCCAGCGCCACGAGGTCGAGCCCGAAAAAATCCGCGCCATCATCGAAGAGTTGAACGCTCTGGCCCAACCCGAAGCGGATGGCGAAAAAGAGCCCGCGGTCAAAAAACAGTGGTGCATCCTCATTTCCGATCCCGAAGGCACGCTCCCCGAAAACGACCTGACGGGCTGGGTGTTGCAGATTCCGGAAAACGAAAGCGTGCTCACCACGCAGGAGCGCATCCACCGCGCCGCCTACGAGTTCAATACCACGAAGAAAGGCCGGGTGCTCCCCGCCGAGACGATGGGCGATGCCATCGAGAATATCCCGTCGAAGCACTTCAAAGAACAACAAGTCTGGGTGAAAACCAAAGTCCCCGTCCTGATGCTCCGCACGGATAACGAGATTCCGATGGAGAAAACCGACAAGGACACCCGCCGCCGCCAAGGCGACGTGTAGCCCCTTTCACGCGCCCGGCTGATTCGTCGGGCGCACAACCAAACACCATAAAACGAATACACATCATGCCGCTACAACCACCATCCGCCGTCGAGAAACCCGCTCCCGAAATCAAATCGCTCATCAACAACCTTGAGGCGCTCACCGAAGAAATCCACGCCCGCGCAGGCCTGCTGAGCGAACGTCTCCGCCCGATTTCCACGATGCCGGAGCCTTCCCCGGGGAATCCCGTTGCCGATAAGGAACGCAGCGTCGCTGCCGATCCTTCTTACCGCGTGGACGATCACATCCGCCGCATCACTCACAAGGGAGGGTGCGCGCTGGGTGTCATCAACGACGCAATTTCCCGCCTCCAAATCTGATGCGCACCGTCGATAACATGCTGGCGGACCACATGGCCCGACTCAACCGCCGTCAGCGGCACGCTCTTGCCGAGCGTGTCGCGTGGGTTCTCGCCGCTCTCGCTGTCGCCGTCGGGCTCATGCTCATCGGGCGCTACATCTGAAGATGTATCCAAAACCGCGAGACGACGAAAACCGGGCCCAGCGCGAACGCGAAATCCACGCAGACTTCCTCGAATACCAATCACTCATCAACGACGGCCCCATTGTCCGCCCCCACCGATCTCCACCTCTCATGTCCGACTCATCCATCACACCAAAGCTCGATCTCGCCTCCATCATCAACCGACTGGAGACAGACGTCCTCGCCCTCGAATCCGCTCGTGACATCGTTCATTATGGTGGCACCTGCAAAAAAACCTTTGCCGAGGACATTCGCGCCATTATCGCACACGCCCGTCGTGCCGAAGCCGCCGAGGCGCTGGTGGCGGAGAGTCAGAAGGCTCTCGCCTTCGCCGCATCATGTATCAAGAGCGGCGAGCCGTGGACCGACACCTGCGAGCGGGTGATTGGTGCCGCCCTCGCCAAGACACCCGCCGACATGGGCGCGGAGTTGAGGCAGTTGCGAGAGCTTACCGACCCTAACCGGGCGTTCGTGCCGAAGGAGGATTATGACGCCATCCTCGAACGCGTGAAAAAGATGGATGCTTATGAGCATCAGAGTGCCGAGCGATTGGGTGAATTGTCCGGCATCAATGAAGCTCTTCGCGCCCGCGTATCCAAACTCGAACGCGACCTCGCCGAGGACCGCGACATCGCCGAGGCGGAGGCGCAAATCGACTCCGATGAAAAGAAGGCGCTCAACGCCGAGCTTGCCAAACTCCGCAAGGACAAGGCGCGGCTGGACTGGCTGCTGTCTCACGGCTACGGCGCAGACACCGAGGCGGGCCGGATCAACCTTTCGGTAAGCACTGCCCGCGACGCCATCGACGCCGCCATGTCAGCAAAGGAGGGCGCATGAGCACGCAAGCCACCCTCCATTTCGGCGACTGCATCGAAGGCATGGCGACGAAACTCGCCCCCGATTCCATTGACCTCTGCGTCACCTCCATCCCTTTCGGCGCGCTCTTCATGTATTCGGGCAAGCGCGAGGACATCGGCAACAACCGCGACTGCCTCATGGTCGAACGCCATGCCGACATGCTCGCCGATCAGTTCGGCCTGCACATGCGCTTTTGGGTGGCGCAACTCCTCCGCGTGATGCGTCCCGGTCGCAACATCTGCATCCACATCCAGCAACTATTAAAATACGCCAACCAGCACGGGGCGATGGGACGTCGCGATCTGCGCAACGCCACCGTGCGCATGATGGAACTCGGCGGCTTCGAGTGGAAAGCCGAGTTTGCCATCCCCAAAAACCCGCAGGCGATGGCGCAGCGCAATAATCTGCACTGCCTCATGTTTGCCACGGGCAAGCGCGACGCCGTCGATCTGGGGCCGGCGCCCAATGATTTCGTTCTCGTCTTCCAGAAGCCCGGAGAGAACGCGGTCCCCGTCCCCGCGTTGCGCGATGAAAACGCCAATCCTCGCGGATGGGTGGCGACGGAAGAGTGGATAAAATGGGCCTCCGGCGTGTGGGACGACATTCGCGAGACCGACGTCCTCGACGGCTGGAAGTCCGCCCGCGAGACCGACGAGGAGCGGCACGTTTGCCCGCTACAACTCGAAGTCATCCGGCGCTGCGTGAAGCTCTACACCAACCCCGGCGAGCTCGTGCTGGATCCCTTCATGGGCATCGGATCGACCGCCTATGTATCCGTTGAGCAAGGACGGCGCGCGGTCGGTTTCGAGCTCAAGGAAAGCTATCACAACCTTTCCATCCGTAATCTCGAAAAGCAGGCGCACGACATGCGCGAAGCGTCGGTCGATCTGTTCACGATGGCGGGGGCGGGAGGTGCGGCATGATGTGGCATGCTCTGTATCTGCTGTTGTCACTTGGCGAGCGTGCCAGCCGGACCGTCGCCAGAGGCTTCGACTCATTGGCTGCCAAGTGTCGCCGTAGGCAGACAACACTTGTTATCCGCGCCCCGAGAATTTGGGAGTTCGTCGGTGGCGATGTGATGTCTGGGTATGAAGCGCACCGGGAAATTTTAGAAAAATATCCGGAGGCATTCAAAATCAGCAGGCCGTATGGCTTGGAGCGGTGGTTTCTTGGCAACACGCCAGTGGCGGAATTGTTCTCCGACCCCGAACACATGGGTTGCGTGCGGTTATTCATCAAGCGGCGGGAGGGGTGCAAATGACATGGATACTCCCACGGCAATTACTCACCTCTCCCTTTGTTCTGGATACGGGGGCATTGATCTTGGACTGTGCCGAGTCGTCAGAGGTCTGCGCACGGTCGCTGCTTGTGAGATCGAAGCCTTTGCCGTCGCAAATCTGGTCGCGAAAATGGAAGCGGGATTCCTGGACGCGGCACCTGTCTGGCCGGATGTTAAAACCTTCCCTTGGTCCTCTTTTCGAGGCGTTGTGGACATCTTGTCTGGTGGATACCCGTGCCAGCCTTTCAGCGCCGCCGGAAAGCGACGCGGCAAAGACGATCCCCGCCACCTGTGGCCGCACATCGCAAGGGGAGTTCGACTTTGCCAGCCCTCCGTCTGCTTCTTCGAGAACGTCGAGGGGCACATTTCGTTGGGACTCTCCACAGTCATCAGCGATCTGGAGGAGATGGGTTACAGAGCGACGTGGGGCATATTCAGCGCGTCTGAAGTCGGCGCGCCTCACCAGCGCAAGCGAGTCTTCATCCTGGCCCACCGCGTCGGCGCGGGACTGGAAAGACTCGTCCGGCATGTCATCGACGGGGACGAATCCGGACGGCACGATGCGCACGCGGACGGATCAACTGGCGAGGGCGGTGTATGCACAGCATGGCCTGTCCGGCCCGGAGAGCGGCAGCACTGGTGGGAGCCTCCCCGCGTGCTGGCCGACACCGGAAGGGATGAGCGGCGGCAAGACCAGTCGGGGCGGAAGCCGGAAGGGCGAACTGCTATTGTCGGGAATGGTCAAGATGTGGCCGACCGCGACGACGGATGCGAGCACAGAGCGGACAGAGAAATACGCTCAGGGCGGGATGCCACTGACGGCAGCCGTCAAGATGTGGCCGACGCCCAACACCTGCCCGGAGGCGCCGAACAACTCGACGAACCGGGGGAACGGTGTGCATCGGAATCGCAACACGACGCAATGCCTCGGGGAGGCGGCGAAGCAGTGGGCGACACCGAGGGCGCAGATAGCCAATGGCCCGGACAACTGCCCGAACAAGCAGGGGGCTGTGAGCCTGCAAACGCAGGTGGCGTCATGGCCGTCACCGGCGGCGAGCACGGGCGAAGGCGGATCGCACGGTCTGGACGGCGGGACAGGAGCCCGGTCGATGCTGCCACCGGAAATGCGCAACTCGTCGGGCAAACTGAATCCCCGCTGGGTAGAGACGCTGATGGGCGTCCCGATCGGATGGACGTGCCCAAGCTGCACGTCACCACAGACAATCGCACGGACGAACTCCGGCTACTCGGCAACGGCGTTGTGCCCGACACCGCTGCACGAGCATTCGTCGCACTTTGGAGGGAACTGATGCCATGATTACCACCATCGAAAACGACACCCTCTCCCTGCTCTTCGGCTCCCCGTGGCCGCTCGAAGATCACGCGCATTTCGTGCGCTCGAAGGCCTTGCCGGAGGCGGAAATCAAATACGACGAAAGCGCCGATACCTACGAGGTCCGGGCCCCGGCGCGCTTCGCCCCGCTCATGGGGATGGAAATGCCGGTGCCATGTCGCTCTCCCCTGCCGTTGCCGGATTTCCTGTTCGACTATCAGGCTTGGATCACGCGCATGGCCGTGGAGGCGAAACGCTTTGCCGTGTGGGCGGATTGCGGCTTGGGCAAAACTCCGATACAACTCGAATGGGCGCGGCAGGTGCACCACCTGACCGGCGGGCGCGTCCTCATCATGGCTCCGCGCGCCGTCATTCCGCAGACCATCGAGGAGACGGAGAAATTCTACCCCCAGCTTCCGCTCACCTGCCCGGACATCCGCCTGTCCCGCATCACAACCCGCGAGGATCTGGCCGTCTGGTGCAAGGAGGGCCCGGAGCCGTTTGCCATCGTCAACCCCGAAAAGATGATCGACGGCGTTCTCCCGGAAATGCGTTGGCTCTCCGGCATCGCTCTGGACGAAAGCTCGCTCCTGAAGACAGGCGGCGGCGTGATCAAATGGAACCTCATCAAGTCGTGTCGGGGGATTGAATACAAACTCAGCCTCACCGCCACCCCCGCCCCCAACGACACGATGGAATACGCGTCGCAGGCTGCGTTTCTCGAAAAGCTCCGCCACGAGGGCGAAATTCTCTGGACGTATTTTGCGAAGGACAAACGGGGCGTTTGGAAGGTAAAACCGCACGCACGCGATGCGTTTTACCGCTTCATGTCGAGCTGGTCGATCTACCTGCGCAAGCCGGGGGCGTATGGATTTCATGATCCATTTTCGGATGTGCCGGAGCCGGAAATTGTCGAACACCGGATCGAGCCGACGGCAGAACAACTTGCGGCCCGCGACCAGGTGCGCGGCGTCCGGGAGGAAGGCGACCTGTTGCCAAGGGAGCGCATCGGCGTTGCGCAGCGCGGGAAGCTCTCGCAGATCGCCAAAGGATTTCGTTACGAGGGGGGCGAAAGCTCCCGCAAGGTCACGCCCATCAAAAGTCTGAAACCGACAGTCGTCGGCGCACTCGTCCGCAAGGCGGCGGCGGAAGGCAGGCAGGTGCTTGTCTGGTGTGTGTTTGACGAGGAGGCGAAGATCGTGGGGCGGCACCTGAAAGGCGTTAAAGGCGTTGCGCAGTTGCACGGCGACACGCCGGAGGGGAAGCGCGAACGGATCCTTGAGGATTTCCGCCACGGCAAAATCCGCGTGCTGGTGGGCAAGGCGGGGATGCTCGGCTACGGCCTCAATTTCCCGTTCGTGGAGACGATGGTGTTTTCGGGCTACGATGATTCGTTCGAGCGGTTTTATCAGGCGGTGCGGCGGGCCTACCGCTACGGCGCCACGAAGCGCCTCACGGTTCACCTGCCCTACATTCCGGGGCTGGAGGATCACATTTGGGAGAACATCCTGCGCAAAAAATCTCAGTGGGAAGAGGACACGGCGGCGTGTGAACGGGCGTATGCAGCGGCTTTCTCGTGTATTCAAAACAACACTACGAAATCATGAAACTAGCAAAAGCATCTCAAGAGGAAATCGACACGCTGATGCGCTGGCTGCAAGCCCGTGAGAACGCGAAATTCGAGAACGCGAAAGATCGCCCGCCCGCCTTCAGTCGCGTCGTTTTCGGTTACGAAACGCTCGTCAATAACTGCTGCGACCCAACGAAGGACTACCTTGCCTGGAAACCCGGCTACGCGCCGTCCGACACGGATCGCTACCGTTCAGCACTCGAAAAGATCGCTGCGCTGCCGACAGACCAACTGGCCTCCCCCGACCAATGCAACGCCGTCGCGATAGCGATGGATGCACTCAATCCGAAGACCTCAGACCAGACAGCACCGGAGGCACGCCCTGACCGCGGCTTGGTTGTCCAATTGGGCGACCGGGAACTTGGTCTGCTCAGGGAGCTGGTGGAAAATCGTAATATCTATGCGGCTGCGCACGATCTGCCGAATTACAAACCGGAACAGGCGGCAGCCTGCATGATCGAAGAACTACTCGAAGCAAAGGCGATGTTTTGGGCGGATGAAGTAGCCAAATTGCGTAACACTTCACCGAAGGCCGCTGGTTAACCGATCTGCCCTAACTTTTTCATATGAAAACCGACTTAAAAACACTGAGATTAACAGAGGACGAAATAAACTATGTTTGGCACGTGTTGGACAACTTGAAGGGGGAACTTACCGGCGAAGAATCGGATGCGAACACGTTTTGCGATGTGTTCAACAAATTCCAAGACGCTCGCGAAGGGACTGATATAGCCGAACCGGAGATAATACTCCTCACACACGAAGAAATCGCTGTTGGCTACCACAGGTTGCAGGAAGGTGACTTCATCAGTGTCGGCGATCTCTTCCGACGATACACCGCGACCCCGAATACTGGGAATGGCAAAGGCAAACTGACTCGCTTCCGATTCGAGCGCGTCACCGAAGACACCACCGTCAGAGGGCACAAGTTCGTCGGACTTTTGTATCTACCGAGTTACCCGGTCGTAATTCGACCTCGGTCTAACACACCAGCGGAGGCGCACCCTTTATGAGTAACGAAAAGACCAATACATCGGAGGCGTTGCCTCCCGCGCCAAGGTTCGGCTGGATTTTACAGAGAGGCGACCTCCCGCCCAAACGCGTCCGCCGGCGCACAACCTTCCGCTGGCGAAACATGGAGTTCTTCACTGATCGCCGTCGATATGGCCCCGGACGTCCGTGGAGCGGGAATACATACTGGATGGTCACTCACGCCAGAACAGGCATCGCACTCACTTGCCCTCGCTGCTGCACGGAGAGCGGTGCCATTGAGGATGCAAAAGTCACACTGCGCAGCCAATATCGCACGCTCGCTAAACTACCCACACTTAAGGCGAACCGCGAAGCCCCGGAGCCGGAGGCTTCCGGGAGCTGACTGGTTATCAAATTCCACAGGCGTCACCTGCCTACGAGTGGTGAGTTCGGAATGCAGCCCGCTTTATCATGTCAGGAGAATCAAATACACACCCGATAAGGGAAATTACCACGCACCGGGTCAATCCGGCCAACGACAAGATCCGTATCATCGTCAACGATGCGCCCGGCGCAGGCGGCGCAAATCACCGCTACGAGTTGACGGGGTTCGACACGGCGAACAATCCGTCCAAGTCCGATCCGCAAGGCTACACGGCTAGCTTCTCGAGACAGGTCATCCTGTTCCAGAACGGCCCGATTCCAGAGGCCGGAGTCAACGGCGTCACGCAGGAAGTCTTGCTCGCCATCGTGCAGGATCGTCTTGAGGCGTTCCAGAAAGGCCCCTTCGCGACGGAGGAAAACCAGCGTGCGCTGGACGCCGTCAAGGAGGCGCAACACTGGCTTCAGTTCCGCACGCTCAAACGCATGGCGCGTGGTGTGGAAGGAACCCACATCAAATGAACAACCCGTGGGAAGCGCATACGCACCACGCTTATTTTGATAACACCTCCCGGCCCGGTGGGCGAAGCCTCACCGGAGACGGATGGTTAGCCACGTAATAAAAAAAGGATACAAAAATGGGATATTTTTCAAACGGTTCAGAGGGCGACAGCTACCAAGAACGCTTTTGCTCAAAATGCGTCCATGACGCGCAAAAAGGATGTCCAGTGTGGTTAGCACACGAGGAATTCAATTATGAGGAATGCAACAAGAAGGGTAGCATTCTTCACATGCTAATCCCGTTGTCGAAGGATGGGCTGACAAACGAGCAATGCGCCCTGTTTGTGTCAAAGGCCGCGCATTGCGAATGGAGGGAGTCCCTCGGTGAGATGGTCCGCATCGTAGAAGCCATGCGGCACGTTACCGGGATCGGGAAAAACCAAAACGAGCGACTTGTGCGAGCGAAAGCTCTTTTGGCTAACCCAAAGCTGACCGGCGCGGAGCGTCCGGTCTAGCGACATGTTATGCCATTACTTTTTGAATACATGGAATTTTTTCCCGGAATTTGCAATGTGTCGGACTGTTGGCCCTTCGCCCGCGTGATGGTGTCGGTCAACCGTCTGCGCACGCGCAAATCCCCCTTCCGGGTTAACTCGTGGATGATGGATTCCGGGGCATTCACGGAGCTTACCACGCATGGCCGCTACCGACACGAGCCAGAGGATTACGCCGATCAAGTCCGGCGTTGGTCGAGCAACGGCACGCTGCTTGCAGCTGCTACACAGGATTACATGTGCGAGCCGTTTGTTTTGGCAATTACGGGGAAATCCGTGGCAGAGCACCAAGCGTTAACCATTGAGCGTTACGTGTGCCTGCGTGAGTTAGTCGGGAGCGTCTATTTGCTCCCGGTCCTGCAAGGTTTCGCCGTCCCGGATTACGTGTCGCACGTCAAGCAATACGGAAAGCTACTCGCGCATGGTGCATGGGTCGGAGTCGGATCAGTGTGCAAACGTAACGTCGAGCCGGGCGTCGTGGAGGATATTTTGCTTGCGATCAAGCGCGAGCGGCCCGACCTCCGTCTGCACGGCTTCGGGCTCAAGATCGAAGCATTACGCAATCCGAGCGTGCGTGAATTACTGCACTCCTCCGACAGCATGGCTTGGAGTTTCGATGGTCGGCATAGCGAGGAGGAAAACGCAAGCGCCCACGATCCGCGCCACGCCCTCCGCTACTGCGCTCAAGTCGAGACAGTTTTGAACGAGAAACAATTCATCCAGCCCCTGCTCTTCGAGTGGTGGCATAACACCTGATTCTGGAAAGAGGCGTTCGTATATCAGTCACCAATTTTTCACTACAATGATACCTCCCGACCTTTTCAAACTCCCCGTTCTCTCCATCCGCCAGCCGTGGGCATGGATGATCCTCAACGCCGGCAAAGACGTCGAGAACCGCAACTGGACAACGCGATTCCGCGGACGCTTCCTCATCCATGCCGCGAAGGGATGCACTCGAAATGAATACGAGTCCGCTTGCGAGTTCGCACGGCTCGAATTTGACGGAGACATCCCGAACCTCGATACCATCCCACGCGGCGGCATCGTCGGTGTTGCGGAACTAGTGGACTGCGTAGGGTTCTCCGAATCGCCGTGGTTAGTCGGTCGGTACGGCTTCGTCCTCCGCAACGTCCAACCCCTCCCGTTCCATCCCTGCAAAGGCGCGCTCGGCTTTTTCTACATCCCGTCCCCGAAACCCGCCGATAAACACGAACTCCCTCTAACATGAGCAAACCATTCCGTATCAAATATCCGGTGACTGCCTTCACTCCGGAAGACACCTCCCGCGCCTCCGAAGCGTGGGGCTGCAACTGCGGCCCCGGCGCATTGGCGGCAATCCTCGGGCTTACGCTCGATGACGTGCGCCCGCACATCCCCAACTTCGAGCAGCGTCACTACACCAACCCCTCCATGATGGAGTCCGCTCTTCGGTCTCTCGGTGTCGGCTTCCGCAACGTCGATGATGGGCACGACCGCACGGACGGCATTCTTACCCTCCCGGCCTACGGACTTGTCCGCGTGCAATGGGATGGCCCGTGGATGCGCCCCAAGCCGGGCCGGGAGCGTTGGGCGCTCATGGACCAATACAAGCATACCCACTGGATCGCCACGGCGAGATTACCGGACATGCCGGATCCGACAATGACGTGGGTATTCGACATCAACTTTGGATGGACCGACCTGGACTGGTGGGCGGACGTGGGCGTGAAGGAAATCACGAGCTGGTATCCGAAGGCGACGGCGGGCGTGTGGCTACCGACGCATCGCTGGGAGTTGATCTTTCCGGGAGAGAAAGGAGATACGACCAATGGCTGAAAACTCGAAAATCGAATGGTGTGACCATACCGTAAACTTCTGGTGGGGTTGCACGCTGGCACTATTGTCCGATGGCAAACTCAGCGAGGAGTGCCGAAACTGCTACGCATTGCTCCTCTCGAAACTTTTTTCACGAGGCAAAGCCACATGGGGACAGTCGGGGAAACGCTGGATTCGCCACGAAGCGGCGAGGCGCGAACTCTACAAAATCGACAAGCGCGCAAATGAGCGTGGCGTGCACGAACGTGTTTTCATCAACAGCATGAGTGACACATTCGAGGACCGCGACGATCTCAACGAGGCTCGCGGCTTTCTTTGGGATGCCTGCAAATTTGTAACTAACCTCGATATTCTGCTGCTCACGAAGCGGCCTGAAAACGTATTACGCATGGTGCCTCCTGCTTGGCTGAAAGACTGGCCGACACATGTATGGATCGGGACAACGACGGGCACGCAGCAAGCCGCTGACGAGCGAATCCCGCACCTGCTGAGCATCCCGGCTCGCGTGCGGTTCCTGTCGGTCGAGCCGATGCTCGGTCCGGTGGATATTGAGGAGCATTTAGACGACCAGATTGACGGCGGCTACGTGCTCGGCTCATCGCCGATACATTGGGTCATCTGCGGCGGAGAGTCCGGCCCCGGCGCACGCCCGATGCACCCCGACTGGTCTCGCTCCATGCGCGACCAGTGCGCGGCGGCCGGTGTGCCATTCTTTTGGAAACAATGGGGAGATTGGCGCGAACCGCTGCCCGGTGAGGAATATGATACAAGCAAGGGGCGTGCCGGCAGTCCGCCCGCCTTCATTGTCGCGCCTGATGGCTCCGTCCACTGCTACCATAACGACAGGACAGAGGGCGGCGCGGTCATGCTGCGCGTCGGCAAGAAAGCCGCCGGTCGCCTGCTCGACGGCGTAGAGCACGATGAATTTCCGACGCCCGCCGCATGACCACCTCTCCCGCGATCCTCGATTTCGATCCCGAAACCCTGGAGATCGAGACCATTGAGGTATTCGATGAAGACACGCCCGTCATCGACATCGACGTCGAACTTGTCACGCCGGAGCCGGGCACGCCTGCCGACCTGGGCGGGCTGCCTGCCGTCAACTGGACCTACCGCGACTACCAGCTCGCCGCTTTCGACGCAATCGACCACGGCTTTGCCCATGTCCAGCGTATCCTGATTGTCCTCGCCACCGGCCTCGGCAAGACGGTCATTTTCACCCGCACCGCCGGCATCTTCGTCAAAAACCACGGGCACGTCCTCATCATTGCCCATTCCGAAGAACTCTTGGATCAAGCCGCCGACAAGCTCCTCAAGTCCACCGGACTCGAAGCCGCCAAGGAAAAAGCCGAGCATCACGCCACCACCTACGATCCTGTCGTCATCGCCTCCGTTCAGACGCTCTCCCGCGAAACCCGCCTCAAAAGTTGGCCCCCCGATCACTTCTCCCTCATCATTATCGACGAGTGCCACCGCTCGATGGCGAAATCCTACCGCGCCATCCTTGACCACTTCGCCACTGCCCGCGTCCTCGGAGTCACCGCCACTCCCGACCGTGGCGACAAACGCGCCCTCTCCCCCATTTTCCAGCCGGTTCCCATCACGACAACCGGCGCCGACGGCAACACCGTCACCAAACTCCATCCCGCCGCCTACGAGTTCAACCTGCTTCAAGCCGTCCGCGCCGGCTGGCTTGTCCGCCCCGTCGTTAAGACCCTCCCCTTGGAAATCGACCTTAACGGGATAAAAACCCGGCGCACGTCCAACGGATCCGACTTCGATCCCACCGAAGTTTCCCACCGCATCGAACCCTTCCTTGGAGAAATCGCCCGTCTCATCGAAATCGAAACTCGCACCCGCGGTCAGGGTCTCATCTTCACTCCCTCCGTTGCCACCGCCCGCATGATGGCCGATGCCCTCCTCGCCGTCGGCATCAATGCCGGTTACGTCTCCGGCGACTGCCCCGACCGCGAAGCGAAAATTGCCAACTACAAGTCCGGGCAAACCCGCGTCCTCGTGAACGCCATGCTCCTCATCGAAGGCTTCGACCACGACGCCATTGATTGGGTATCCGTCCTCCGCCCCACCAAGGTCCGTGCGCTCTACGTGCAGGCCGTCGGGCGCGGCACCCGCCCTCTCTCCCCACTCGTCCACGCCCTCAACTCCGCCCCCGATGCCGACACACGGCGCGCCCTCATCGCCCGATCAGCGAAGCCCGATCTCCTCATTCTCGACTTCCTCTGGCTCACCGAAAAGCTCGACCTCATCACCCCCATTCACCTCGTTGCCACCAGCGACAAAGTCGTCGAAGCCGCCGCCAAACAAAAAAACACCGATGGCGACCTGCTCGACCTCGAAGCCGCCGCCGAATTTCAGGCACAACGCGACCTCCTCAAGTCGCTCGAAAAAGCCGCTGCCGAAAACAAAGGCCGCAAAGGCGCCACCATCGACCCCCTCGCCCTCGCCGTCTCCATCGACTCCGACACCCTCGCCAGCTACCAGCCTGCCGAACGCTGGGAATTTCGCCCCCCCTCCCCCCCCCAGATCGAAATCCTCAAGAAAGCCAAAATCGACATCTCCAAAGTCACCACCACCGGCCTCGCCTCCAAAATCATCGAACGCCTCGATCACCGCCGCAAACTCGGCCTCTGCTCTCCCCCTCAGATGAACTTCCTTGCCAGCATGGGCTACAAGGATGCCGCCCTCCTCTCCTTCAAGGAAGCCGACCGCCTCATCAAAGACAAAATGAGTTCCTTCGCCCTCAGCCGCTCGATGCACAACGCCCGCCGCATCCTCGAACGCCTCGAAACACACCTGCACCCTCCCTCCGGCTTGCCCCCTCCCGACGAACTCACCACACTCGCCCACCTCCGCGATCTCCGCGTCATTTTCGACAAACATCCGGTCGCCCTCCCCCGCGAGGCCAGGTCAATTCTCGCCCCTCTTTCCTCTCACGCCAATTCGTCCATCCGCTCCGCCGTTCTTCCTCTCATCACAGGCGCATAAATGTCTCCCGACGTCCTCGACTTCGATCCCGATGCAACCTTCATGCCTCCCGCGGAAGCATCGCCACCTCATGTCCCGTCCGCAGGCCCGTCCCATTGGAAATCCGCGCCTGTTCGTCGCTCCCTGTATGAGACGTCCTCTCCGCGCACACGCCATGCTGCTGCCGCGCAATCAACACAGGCCGCCGGAATTGGCCGCGTCCCTCCACATTCCACCGATGCCGAGGAATATCTGATCTCCTGCTGCCTTCTTGATAGCGACGTCATCTCCCGCTGCATGGAGGGGAAGATCGCGGCGGCATCCTTTTACACGCCGGCCAACCGGGTGATTTTTGAAAAGCTCGTCGAACTCTACAACAAAGGCGCGGTCATCGACATCGCCGTCGTGGCCGAGGAACTGAAAATCAGCCATCAACTCGATGAAATCGGCGGCTACGCCTACCTCACCCGCATCAGCGGCTCCATCCCGACCACCGCGCAAGCTGGCTACTTCATAGAAAAAGTCCGCGAACTTCACATACTCCGCGAGATTATCATCGCCGCGACAAGCGCCGTTGAAAACTGCTATAACTACGACGGCGACGGCCTCGATGATGTCATCGAACCCGTCAAAAAACTCCCCGCCGTCATCGACGCCCACGCCTCTCCGCTTGCCGACGTCCTCCGACCGCTCGACACCTTCACCTACCCGGTCAGTGACCCCAACATCCTCATCGGCCCCGCCCGCCGCTACCTTGGACGCGGCGGTTCCCTCCTCATTCCCGCTCCCTCCGGCATCGGAAAATCCACGGCCAGCTACCACATGGCCGCCTGCTGGGGCGTTGGCCGCGACTGGCTTGGCCTGTCCTGCACCGGCCCGCTCCGTGTGCTGCTCATCCAGGCCGAAGACGATGAAGGCGACGTCGGCGAAGTGGCGGAGTCCATCAAACAAGGCCTCGGCCTCACACCTGCCGAAGCCGCGCTCTTTCACAAAAACGTCCACTGTATCAAGGACCGCGCCAACATCGCTGAAGACTTCATTGACGCCCTCCGCGCCTACGTTCGCTACCACCGCCCCGACATCGTCATCATCAATCCCCTCATGCGCTACTGCCCCGGCCTGTCCAAGGAAGAAATCGCCGGCCCATTCCTTTCCGCGCTCGATCACCTCGCCGACGAATTTCACTTCCTCACCATCGCCTTCCATCACACACCGAAACCGCCCGCGCAGGATCCCAAGACAGCAGGCAGACCCCAGCCAAAGAAAGACGCCGTTGACCGCCAATACACCGCCTTTGGTTCCAGTTCCCTCACCAACTGGGCCCGCGCCATCATCAACATGACGCAGATGCGCGGCAAACCCGGCCACTTCATTTTCAGTTTCGACAAGCGCGGCACCCGTGCCGGACTCTACCGCGAAGTCCCTCAAGGCATGGCCGTGCGCAAGGAGACCGTCACCGAAATCCACGTTTGCCACTCCACCCGCCAAATCACGGTCGAAGGCCGTCAGTATCCCATGATTCTTTGGGAACGCTGCGAGCCCGAACCGGAAGATGAAGCGACCCCGCAACCCACGACACGCACCCCCGGCGGACGCCCGCGCAAATACACCGACGCGGAAGTCGCCGCCATTTTCCCCCTCGGAGAGGAAGCCCGTCTCCCGCTTCCTCAGATAAAGAAACTCGCCGCCGAGCGCCTGTTGATGCCCGGAACTACATTCTCGGACTACCGCTACAATCTCATGACCAGCGGTGCCATTGCCATGCACCAGGACGGACGGTATTACCGGTTGATCTGATGCAGGCAACGCCCGCCTCACATGCTGATGTCGTAGTGGACGCTGGGTGAGTTGATGGTGTCGAACAGCGTGTTACTGAAGTAGAGCTTTACCCGGTAGTGGAAGTGCGTGCCTGTCAGCCCGGCGCTCACGCCGCCGAAGGTGTAGTTCATGCCGATGTCGATGAGTGCCGATTTCGACAGGGTCAGTCCGTTCACGTTGCGGTTGTAGTTGGCGGAAATCAGGCTTGTCGCGATGGTTGCGGAGAACGTGCCGACCCCCTGATTTGCCGAGTCCCAAAACTCAACCTCAGTCCCCGAACTCGCCCCATTGTCGGCCACGACGGAGAACACTACCCGTAGCCCATTCTCGATACCGGAGAGTGCCGTGCTGCTGATCAGCATGTTGAACGTGTAATTTGCCGCGCTTTCCGTGACGACTGGCGCGGAACTGCCGACGTTTTTCATGCCCGACTGGTCGCCTGTCACATACACGGCGAATGTTCCCGGTCCATACCACACCGCAGTCAGCGTGGATGCCTGATTGATGGCCGCTGGCAGCGTCCTTCCGCCGACGGTGCCATTATTCATGTTGTTCGGGTAATCGTAGAAGTAGTTGCCCCGCGTATCCGCCGCCCAGCGGGCAAACACATGGCCCGCCTTCGTGGAGACGGGAAAGAACGACTTGCCGCCCAGCGCAGGAGCATCGCTCCATTTCCTGACACTTTGCGCTGCGACGGCGCTTCCACCCTGCGAATCGAAGGTCAGCGAGAACGCACTCACCCACACCGCCGTGTAGGTGGTATTGGTGCTTGGCGCGGTCAGGTTGGTGGAAATCTGCACCGGCCCGCTTCCGATCTTCCAGCCTTGCAGGTAGTGTCCCAATTTCGTCGTAGCCGTGGGCGCGGCAACCGTGGCGCCCGCATAGGTGTTGATCGGGCTGACCGCACTGCCCCCGTCCGCATCGAACGTCATCGTGACTGCCGCCGACCACTTGGCATAGGCCGTCAGATTCGAGGCGGGCATCTGTCCGAAGTTGAACGGCGTGCTCCCCGCCGCCGTCGTCATCCAGTTGACGAACACGGCACCCGCTTTGGTCGGGTCGGCGGGGCGCGTCCACGTTTGCCCGTAGCCAACAGTCTGCGACGCGACGGCACTTCCGCCCTGCGAGTCGAACGTCAGCGTGTAGGTTTTCGCCTGCCACTTCGCGTAAGCGGTGGCGTTCGCCGTGATCGGGCTGATGAAGTCGAACGGCGTGCTGCCGTCCGCCGTCGTCATCCAGTCAACAAAATCGTAGCCCGTGCGCGTCGGATTCGCCGGCCTCGTCACATTCCCCGTCGTCACTTGCGACGCGACCGCACTGCCGCCCTGCGAATCGAAGGTCAGCGTGTAAAGCGTGATCCCCTCCGACTGCCCCGCCGACAGCTCGGCCACCTCGGAATCACTCAGCCAGCGATCCCTAACGCGCAGCGAAGTCCACATCACCTTCTCGTCATCCGTAAATATCGCGGAGACGGGACGCTGCGCTGTCCGCCATGTGCTTTGGTTAAAAATATATCGATGGTTGAAAAACCACGGGTATTTGGCGGCGCGACTGTCAACGGCGCCCTCCATGATTGCGCTCCTGTAAGTAGTATCGGACACGGTGACAGCCGACAGGCTGCCATTGAAAAACACCCGAGTTGGCTCCGCTCCGCTCACAATCGAGAACACGCAAACGTCGCCGACATTGACGGTCCCCAACGTGGCGACGAGCGCGGGGGTGGCGGGACGCGCCAGCCTGTCCGCAGCATAGAGATAGCCGTTGCCGTCAATATTGTCACTCCCTCTCCCGGCTATTGTTGTCCTGACATACCTGATTGTCACCTTGTTTTCGTTGCCCTCCCCTGAAACAGGATACGCCTCAATGTAGTAAGGCGCGAAGGGAGCGTCAGTGACGGTGGTGGTAACGTAGGGGTCTAACACCCAAAACCGGAACAACTTGGTTGCGCTGGTGACGGGCTGGCTGATGACAAACGAGGCGGACAGAGTCATGCCCCCCGTAGAATAATACTCCAACAGATTCAGCCGCCTCTGCGCCGTCCGCATGTTGTCATAAGCTGGCTGCAAAGGCGTCTGCAACGTGCTGATGCTGTAACCTGGATTGGCGAAAAGGTATCCAGGCGCCCCGGTGTAGCCGCTAATGCCAAGTGCCACCCCATGATACACGTAGGACATGTCCTCGTTTTGGGCGATGGGCGTAGTGGACGGGAAGAGCGCCAGAGTATTCAGCGTCCCGTTGTGCGTGATGTCCGGCTGCACACTCCAGCCTTCGATAGGCGGATTCGGATCTTCCGGGTCCACCGGCGGGTCAACGCCACCGCCCGTGGCGTATTCAGCCACCAAGTTGCCGCCCGTCCCTGTCTGCGCCGCGATGAGCGCCGCCGACACCGGCACCGGCACAATCGGCCTCCAGATCACGCGCCCCGAACTGTCGCGCTCGTAGTCCGTCGCTGACATCCGGCAGTAAGACCACACCCAATTCGCCGGATTTGCCCCCGGCGAAAGCGCCTGCAAATCCGACACCTTCAGGTAGGCGCTCACCCCGCCGACGTAGCCCTTCGCCATCGCCCAAATTGAACGCTCGTCATCCTGCTTGACCATCCGGCGCGAATCGCTGCCACCGGTATCCATAAAATAACTCAACGGCTTCGGCCCCGTCTGGCTCGTGATGATTTCGCGCCCCGGATCGCTGGAATGGTAATACAGCGGAAGCACCGGTTGCCCCGCTATGCCGTAGTTGGTGGGGCTCCCCTTTAGTTCGTAATCCAGCCACAACCCCTCGACCTTATCGAGATTGAACGCCAGCCACTCGGCCTGCAATCCGCCGCCAGTGCCGCCGCCCGTTGACACCCACGCCTCGAATGCCGCCTTCATGGCGCGAGGATTCACGACGAGACTGTTACTCGTGCCTGCGATGGCCTGCGCCTCGGTCGCGAACGGAATATCCAGGCTCCCGGGCGGCGGGATCAGAGCGAGGATGGCGGCCTCGTTCGCCGTCCAGAAATTGGCGGGCGCGCGCAGCGTCCCGTCCGGGTTGATCATGACCGTTGTCCCCTGCGCCTGCGGAAACGTCTGCGCCATGACCGACGGCGGCGTCCAAAGTCCAAAGTCCGGCGTCCAAAGAACCAGAAAGCAAAAGAAGTGAAGTATGTTTTTCATGGTGTATCCAAAATCAGATTGCCGGTCCTGCCTTGATCTGTTCGCTCCCCGGCTCGCCGGAGACGAAAACCGGATGGAACGTCCCCGCCGTCTCGTGCTTGAGATGGAGCATGTAGAATCCGCCCGCATTGGGTCGGAACAGGTAGTTGCCATTCGGCGGCGTAGCGGGCGCAAACCCTGTCGCCTGGTTCGGATCGTGATCCTCCGGACCGAGCGCGAGAGCTTCCGCGCCCGTAGCTCCCTTCACCCACACCGAGTGAAACGCCCCCGTCGTCTCGCTCTTCAACTGGAAAAAGATGCCGTTGCCATCGATCTTGAATCGCACCGCTCCGTCCGGCGCGTTCGCTGGCACCGGGTTGGCTGTGTAGATGGCATTTTCCGCCCGGTCTGCGGCATCCTCCGCGCGATCTGCCGCCTCTTCCGCCCGCTCCGCCGCCTGCGAAGCCGCCCCCGACTCCGCATCCTCCGGCAAACTCGTGTCACCCTTGTAGAGGTCGTTGTGAATCTTGAAGGTGAAGACCAGCGAGGACGTTTCCCTCGACCCCTTCTTGAAGCCCACCTCCCCCAGCACGGAAACAGATTCCTTCTCCACCTCTCCCTCGCCCTCGCCATCCAAGTCAAACAGGCCATTGAGCTTGTTCGTGTTCAGGTTAAAACGCCCGCACCACGCGTAATCCGGCACCCACTTATCAATCTCCTGCTGCGTCGCGTCCTCCGGCAGCGGATTCATGAGCGTTTTGACCAACCCGTCATTGACCGCCAGATACGGGAAAGTTGCCGGATACTCCCCCGTGTTTTTGCAGCAAATCCACGCCGTGTCCGCGTCGGGGACATACTGCACGCCGTTGGCGTAAATCCGCAGCTCGACATCGAACTCGTCCGCCCGCTTGACCTTGATCATGTTGAGCGCGGCCATGCTCCCGGGTATCGGGACTATCGTTCCGGCGTCGGTGTCGAAATAGAGTTTCATTAGGGATTGCGGGCTGTCATGCGGTCCAACTGGCGCTTGATTTCGGTAGTGCGTTCGTCGATACGAAGCAGCAGTTCTCGGGAGTTTTGCCCCTGCTCTTCGAGGGCGCTGATACGCCGCGAGTGCTCGGCGATCTGGTATTGCGCGACGGCGAACGAGGAGAGTGCCCCGCCCACGGTCACCAAGAGGGCGAGCCAGACTCCGACTGGCAACTTGACCGGTGTTTTGTCTGTGATGTCGCTCATTTGGCAGGAGAGGTGTTGCGGCGTTGGGCGCGTGCGGCGGCGAGGTCGATCAGTTGCGTTTCAAGCGACTGGTAGGCGGCGGCGGAGTGCCAGATTTCGTCAACTTGGGGAGTGTAAATCCCCTCCTTGGTCTGGATCGGCTGTCCCGCTTGGAGAAATAAGGCCCGAGGCTGATAAATGGTTAAACCAGCCTTGTCCGCTAGTGAGACGCTTTTGCAGCCGATCAGCGGCAAGCTGGCTGCCAGTATCATGGCAAGCGCGAAGGCGAAGGATTTCGTTTTCATCGTCGTAATTGTCTTTCTGGATACGGCGGGAAAGGTCATACGCCGCGTTTAGCTTTTTGATTTCGAGCGTGATGAGAAATGCCTTCACCCCATTCAGCGCGAGTTCGAGGAGTACGGGAATGAAGGTCATGGAGGTCAGGCGTTCTTCGTCATTTCCGGTGCACGCAGACTGTTAAGCCTGCCCACTTCCTGACGGTAACGCTCAACCTTTTCGGAGAGGTCTTTCACCTCCGCCCGCAAGTGGCCGTTCTCGGTCTGGAGCTCGTTGACGAGTTCGCCGAGGCGCAGAGCGTTTTCGCGCAGGGAGGCGCAGTAGTTTTCGAGTTCCTTGCGCGGGAATTGTTCAAGTTGTCTCAGTTCGGTTTCGTCGCTCATGATTTTGGATTTGTTAGGGTGAAATTTGGACTCACGCAGGGCGCGGGGAGCGCGAAGGGGAATGATCCCGCCGTGTCTCCGCGTCCCCGCGTGAGGTAATTATTTGGCTTTGTATTTGGCGATCAGTTCGGCGACGTAATCGCCCCAAGAGAAAATCCACGCGACGGCCTTGTAAGCCTTCGATGAATACACGCGGTCGATAGCCGCATCATCCGAGGTGGAGGGCGACTGTTTCACGAACGCGGAAATGGCGGTGGCAAGCGCGTTGAACGCGACGCAGGCCGCGCCGTAGTAGCCAGCATAGGTGGCGAGTTTTTCAATGAGTTCAGGGCTCATGATTTTTGTATTTTGTTTTTGGTTACGTTATGCCGCTAGGCGGCGGTGAGTGATTAGCGAAGCAGCAGGAGAATGCCGAAATAGACGGCCCATATGATGGCGGATGCGGCAATGACGGCCATGCCGGTAAACACGGCCCATATACCGACAAACCAGCCAGACTGCTGGTAATCCCTGTATCCGGTAAACGCCCACAGGGAGAAGACGGCCAGCGTGAGTGCGGCGGGGATGAGCCACCAGCCGAAGGTGAGGGTGAATGTGAGTGCGGCGATCATGGTGTTATGTTTGTGGTCTGGATTTTGCGATTTTCGGACCGCTACGGTTTTTGCGGTCCACAAGCGGACCGCTACGCCTTGAGGCGTTTGTAAAAGGAGACCCATTGGGCCTCCGTGGTGAGAGGTGAGGCCGAGAGCTTGCGCCACATGACCCATGCTGGCGTGCCGCTGGCCCACACAGGCAACTCGGTCAGCCCGGCCGCCTGCATGATGCGCAGCCACGATGCCAGCGATTCCAGCGGCGTGCCGCGCAAGGGCGGTGTGAGAACAACCAGCCCCTGCGCCGTGAGCACTTCGCCGTAAGCGGCCTGCGCAATGGCCGTGCCGAGAGCTTGCAGTTCTACCGGCGTGAGACTCGCGGCGAACTTGCGAAGCTCCAATGACGGCAGTTTGCGCAGGTCAATCGGCGGCACCGCTGGCGGCAAAACCAGCGGCTCAACCGGCTTCCATTCAGGAATGGCGTCCACATCCGGCGGGAGTTCGACAGGTGTGGAAAGCTCGACATCGGTCCCAAAAATGGCGTCAAGGTCGGCGTCATTATCTACGCCAGCCGGTGGGAGGACGGCGAGCGCAACACCCGCCGCCGTGATGCAGAGCAGGCAGAATCCTACGATGTGGACAAGCGGGTTGGTGCGCATGGTTATTTGACCTCTTTGAGGAGGGCGATCTGCTTGCGCAGTTCCTCGATTCGTTTGTTGGTGGCGGTGGTCTGCGCGGGCAGGAGCGAAACGGCGGTCTGCTCGTCACCCAACACCTTCAGCGCGGCGTCTTTGTTCGTGCGCGCCAGTTGCTTTACGTGCGAGTTGAACCAACTGACGTAGGTGTTGGCAGTGAGCCCGGTGCCGAGGTGCAGAGCATTCCATTGCGGGGCGAAATCGGCAGTGATGCCGAGGTCACGAGCACGGCGGAGAGCCGCACCATAGACACCCGAGTTACCGGCTTCGAGGGCGCGGAGTTCGGCGGCGGTGGCGTAGTATTGGACATAGAAATATCCTTGGCCGCCCTTGGCAATGGTGAGCAGCTTTCGAGCGAGATCAATGTCGGCGGCATTCTGCGCAAAGACCTTGGCGGTGACGCCGGCCTCATCGGTATTGCGAGCCGTGAGAACAGCCTTGATGATCCAAGTCGCAACGCCCGGATTGGAATCCGCAATGGAGTCAACGTCGGGGATGAGGGATTCGAGAGTGGCGGCGTTGGCGGCGCGCCAGTTGGCGATTGCGGTCTTGTGCTCGGCTTGTGCCGTGCGGATGGCGTCCTTGTCACCGGCAACTTTGGCGAGGGAAATTTTCGCGTTACCGGCGGCATAGAGATCGTTGTAGCTGGTGTAGCGGGCCAGACCCGTTTCAACCGGGGTGGCGGCGTTGACGAGGCTCGCGCCAAAGACGAGAGCCGAGATGATGAGGATATATTTCTTCATGGTGTTTTATGTATTGTTTGTTCAGATACCGGCGAAAGCCGGAAGGTGATTACGGGGTCGCAAGAACCGGAGAAGTGGCAGGGAAAATCGGATACCAGACCTGTTCGTAGTCGGTGGCCGTGATGCGCTGGTAGGACCAGATGAGAGGCGCGTTGCCCGGCCTGATCGTGGCGTCAATCGGCACGTAAACGATCACGGCAGGCACAACGCCGATGCGCGTTTGCCAGATCGACTGATTGGCAGGCTGCTTGCGCCAGCGCCGTTTGTCGGAGTTCCCCGTGTCGGTAAACCAGACGGAGGGAACCGCACCCACCTGCGACGTTACCGATGTGCGCGCCGGATCGGGTGAGTGGTAATAGAAAACCAAGTCGGTGAAGGGCGCGTGTTCGCCGAAATTGGAGAGCGTTGCCTTCAACTCGAAATCGTAGAATCCGGGACCAATCGGAATCACGAACACGAGGTAAGCAGGCTGCGGCGTGCGGGCATCCACGTAGGATTTTCTTGTAAGATGAGCGCCACTGGTCGGTTCGTTTGACGACCAGATGTGTCCGCCGCTCCCAACTGTAATCAGATTCCCTATGTTAAGTGAATCGATCGTGGCTGTTATGTTTCGAGCGATTTGGTTCCCGCTCGAATCGGTCCCATAAACAATGCTCGCGCTCGTCACCTTGTCCACCTTGCCGTCGAGTGAGGCGGAGGTGGCGACGCCGGTGATCGTCGTCCCGCTCGCCACCGTCAGCGCCCCTCCGCTCGCAATGGTGAGCGTGCTGCCGCTCGGCACGGTGGCGTGGCCCTTGAGGACGGCATCAGGGAGCGGCGTCGGGGCTGCGCAGGCCAGAACCGGGACGAGTGCGATAATGAAAAATGCGATACGTCTCATGGTTAGACGGTGGCGCGGTAGTGAACAAAATACCCCTCTCCTCCCCCGCCGGTGAGCAGGACGTTGAAGCCCACGTTGGTGAGTGCCTCGATGTGTCCGATGATGTTCGCCCCCCCCACCGGCGTCTCCAATGTCAGTGACACAACAGGCAGCACGCCGGCTGCGAAAGGATTCGGAAACGCCACGGCCAAGGCCATCACCCCGTCGGGAATGGCGATGCGCCCGGATTTCTCCGCTGACGCAGAGCCGCCTTTCACCATCTCCACGCGCAGCGCATTCTGGTCCTTGTTGATGGCGCCCTGCAAAACCTGCTCGTGGCTAAGCAATATCGCATCCCCTGTCAGTGCATTCTTTGGATTCCATGGCATGATTTATTTCTCCTTTGCTTTGTCCGCATCTGCGGCGTGCGTTGCTTCACGCCTAAGTTTTTTTTCCAACGTCCCGGCCAGTTCCACCGGATGCAGAACTTTGGCCGCCGCGTGCGCGTGCCGTATCCGCGTGGCAAGGACATCCTCGGTGTCGGGGCCCATCGCCAAATCCCGCATTTCATTCAAACCCTTGTCGAAACGCTCGCACACCAATACCCAGCCCGGATGCTTCACCAGGTCGCAAATCGCTACCAAGTCCCTTTCCGGATCATTGCTCACGGCTGACCTCCTTGCCCTGTGCCGTCATCAGGAGCGGGGGGCGGCGCGATGTTGATAATGGGTAACAAGCGGTCTCCGTTGCGCTCGCCAAGACGCTCCAGCATTTCGATATAAACGGGGCGTTTCACCATGCGAAGTAGCGGATCGGGGGTGAGGAAATACTTATCGACGATGGCCTCCACCCTCTCCGACTTTTCCAACTCCTGGGCGTTGTAACGCCGTGCCAGCACCAGCCGCACGTCCATCTCCACGTTGCGTATCTGATCCGCTGTGACGGTGCCCGTGATGATGTCATTGCCATCGGTGAAACGGTAGGTCTCCCTCGCATTTTCCGGCATCGTCGCCATCGTGATCTGCACCGACTTCAGCAGGTGCTCGCAATATCCCTCGTTGATGCGCCGGTTCCACCGCCGCGACGTGCTTTGCGACGCCTCCCGGTTGATCTCGATACCGGTTGCCGTGTTATTTTCGGGCAACGCCTCGTAGTCTCCCGTCCCCACGTCGGAGATGTGGAGCCACCGCTGCACAAACCAAAATACAAACTGGGCGATGTCGCGCGTTTTGAAATCCGCGTCGGGGAGTTTGGCGAAGGATACGAAATCCTCCATCTTCTTGTTAAGCTTGAGGTGATACACCTTCTCCGGGTCGAAAACCAAATCCTCCTCCTCCTCGACTGTGGCGTCCGGATTCACCCCCTTGAGAGGGTTGGCGTTCATCAGGTTTCGGTAGGCCTCGCCGTTGAAATTCTCGTCAATCTTCTCCTGATACTGCGCGACCTTTTCCGGGATGGACTTGCCCCACCAGCGTCTGCGCGTCCTGCCGACGGCGATGGTAGTGAAGGGTCGCTTGAAGTCCGGGCAAACCTTGGCTGTGAACTCGTAAAAAACCGCGCGCTCCGAATCCTCGTCGATAAAAATGACGAACTCCTGCGGCCCCTCCAGCCCCAGCACATCGCGCCGCCCCCAGCACTCGATGATCTTGCGCAGGGATTCCTTGTCGTCGTGCGTGGCATCCTCTTTCGCCTTGGATTCACCCTCGGTCTTCTCATCGGCGCCGGACTGGGTAAACTCACCCTTCACCTCTTCCCATATCGCCCAAGGGCGTTCGATCCACATGTCTTCAATCCATGCGATGTCCTTGTCGTAGAGCTCGGCGACCAACTTGGCATCATCGGGCGATGCGACATTGACGGGGCAAAGAAAACGGTCGCTCGGGACGATTTCGGAGCGGGAGCCGGAGTAGAGGATTTCAGAACGTTTAAGCCCGCCCGTCGGCAGTTGCCATCCCATGCGCGTCTCATCCCAAATCACAGTGGGGTCCGCCTCCAGATGCGTGCGTGTCGGCAAAGGCTCGGCGGGTGCCCCGCCTCCCGACATGGCGATTTGCGCAGCCTCCTCCGCCACCGGATCAGGCATCTCCACCCAGCGGTGCTCACCCTCGATGACAGGGTTGCCATCGGGCAAAAGCACGGGCTTGCCGGTGGCAAGGTCGATAAGAACGCGCCGGTCCCGGTCAACCCACACACGCTTGTCAACATGGTGCGTGGCCTTGAGAATGAGGGCGCGCTGGACGAGGGCGGAGGTCAGACCGTCGCGCAGAACCTGCGACGCGCCGCCCTTCGTATCCACCTTCCAATTATAGTAGTGGTTGTAGGCATCGGCGGTGATGTTGTCGCCCTTGCCAACGGGCTTGAATGCGAAGAACGGCGGCTGGTCGGCAAGTTCGTCTTCGGCCAGATTGAGGAAATAATCCACAATCATGCCGGTAAGCGGCAGATGGGTGTTGCTCTTGGAGAAAATGCTCCCCTTCACGGCGCGCGCTTTGGCGTCGTTCTCGTAGGCGAGCCAGGATTCGCTATCCGCCTTGATTCGCTCGTCATTGGTGGAACGCAGTGCGCGCACCTCCCCCATGCACCACTCGACAAGCTGGCGTTCTTGATCCTCGTTAAGTTGAAAATTGGTTTTTCGCATCTGGCGCGCGCCAGAACTTCACCCACCGGCCCTCCCTTCAGACAATCGGTTGACTGCCAAAAACGGGGTCTCCGAAAAAACAGCAGGCCGGGCGAGTCAACCGATTGGATTTGTTCCGCTCACGAAGGAAAAGCCGCATGTGAGCGATACAACCACACCTCCAGCCGCGGATCCTGTCCCGGCAACGGCTACCGCAGCAGATCTAATGAACTCCCTCGGCACTATGTCCGGCGGCGATCTCGACACTCTGCTCGGTTCGCCATCACCTGCTGCCCCCGCTGCCGCGCCGGTTCAGTCCGCGCCGCCGCCCGCCGCAACCCCTTCTGCACCGCCCGCGCCCGCCCCCGCCGCCAAACCGGCTGATGCTCCCGCGCCGGCGAAACCCGCAGACACCCCACCTCCCGCGCCCGCGGCTCCCGCGCCCGGCAGCGAAGACGATGGCCCGAATGCCGAACAGTTGGGGAAATTCAGACATCGCGCACGCGACTTCAAGGAAGCCGAGTTCCTGAAACAACTGCGAACGAAGTCGCCCGAGGAAGCCTATGCCGCCGTTTACGGCTCAGCCGCGCCGGTTCAGTCCGCGCCGCCCGCCGCAACCGCTGCGCCCGCCGCCAAACCCGCGACGCCGGATGCACCGTCCGCGCCCGATTTTGACGCGCAGACCAAGGCCGCTCAGGACGAAATCACACGGCTCGAAGCCGATCTCACCAAGGCCTCCGACGACGCCGACACCAAGGCCGTCGCTGACCTCACCCGCAAGCTCGTGACCAAAGAGTCCGAGTTGCGCGACATCGCCCGCTCCAAACGCGAAGCCGAACAATCGGCACTCGAACAACAACACTCCGCGGAACAATCCGCCTACCGGCAAAAGCAAATCGCCGCCCGCGACGAAGCCCTCAAACTCTATCCCGCCCTCGCCGACAAAACCAGCGAGGAACGCAAGGAGTTCGACCGCTACATCGCGCTCAAGCAAGGCGACGCCGATTACGAAGGCATCTTTGCCTCTCCACGCTGGCCCCTGATCATGGCCCGCGAATTTGCCGAGGTCTCGGGCAAGAAGCTCGGCGCACCCGCGCCCGCAGCCTCCACACCGCCCGCAGCACAACCCACTCCCGCAGCCGCCCCCGCCGCGCCGCGTGTGACCAGTGCCGAGGTTTTGACGCCCGGCGCGCCCGGCGGGACAGCCACCTTCACGCCCACGCGCGAATCTCTCATGGCCGACGTATCCAAAATGTCACTCGAAGACCTGGACCGCCTGCTCTGACGCCACGCGAGGCAAAAACACACACCGCTACCACGTAGCAAAAAACCACTACTAACATGGCTAATCTCGCCAACTCTGATCTTCCCAACGCGACACAGTATTCTCAACTCGTCGCCACCGACCCGAAAATGCGCGCCATTATCTGGTCGGAAAAAGTCGTCCGTTCCACCCAGCAAGAATCCATCTTCTCTCACTTCACCGGCGGCGACGGCTCCAACCAGCCGGTCGTCACCAAGCGTGAACTTGAAAAAGGCATGGCTGAGGAAGTCACCTTCACCACCATCGCCAACGTCAAAGGACAGGGCGTCCTCGGTGAAACCCTCCTCAAGGACAAAACCGAAAAACTCCACTTCGGCACCTACGGCATTCGCATCGATCTCATGCGCCACGCCGTCGCCTTCACCCAACTCCTCGGCCTCGTGCGCCTCCGCAAAAAGACGCCCATGCAGTTGAGCTCCGACATCATGAAAGACTGGTGGCGCCTCAAGCACGACGACGACGTGCAAATCTTCATGCGCAACCGCGCCCTCCTCATCTCCCCCGGTGTCAACCTCTTCCGCGTCAATCGCCGCGCCAGCCGCGGCGCGCTGCTCTCCACGGACACCGTCTCCACCACCGCCCTCGAAAACAGCAAGGGGCGTCTCATCACCAATGGGGCCAACCAGATCGGCGAATCCAGGGGCAACCTTGGCGGCAAGTCGCCCAAATACCTCTTCTTCGCGCCCGATTCATTCCTTCGCCCGCTCCGCTCCAACTCGACCTATCTCTCCTCGCTCCAGAACGCCGAGGTGCGCAGCGGCCTCAATCCGCTCTGGACCGGCACCTACCAGATGTGGGACGGCCAGATCATCTACCCGCACAACATCGCCACCGACGACTCGGACGGGCGCCAGGGCTCCCCTCTCCAGCCGATGGCGTTTGTCGGCACGGCCATCCCCGACGGCACGCCCACCGCCATCACGGGCGGCGGCGAAGCCTATGCAGCGGGCAATGGCGACTACTTCGCCTACTTCCCCGGCTTCCCTTGGAAGTATACCGACGCCGATGTCCCGCCCGCGGATTTAGGCACCCACTACGCGATGATCTTCAATCTCACCACCGACGGGAAATACGAGATCTTCAGCTACACCGCCGCCGGCATGGATGCCTCCGGCAAGCAGATCACCGGTGTCACGCGTGGCACTGCCGCCAACTTCAACGGCAATGTCATCGCCCAGGCCGCCGGGCGTTTCAGCAATGTTCACCCGTCCGGCTCCGTCATCGTCCCCTGCACGGCCAACGGTGTCCTCCTCGGATGGGCAGAGGACATGGGCGGATCCTCCGTCTTCCATGCCCGCGGCACCATCGACGCCAAGCCGATCTTCCACAAGGACGACTTCGAGGACGCCGAGGGCAACGCCCACCTCACCGCCGTCGGCGTCGAAGGCGTCCGTGGCTACGGCACACCGCTCGACACCATCGGGCGCGCCAAAAACTTCATCGTCATCGAGGCCGCAATCTCCCTGGCTAACATCGGTATCGACCCTGAACCCCACACCGGGTGACCCCGGCGTGGCATCATAACGCGCGCCCCGGTCCGACATGCTCGAACCGGGGCGCGTTTTAATCAACAACAGTATCCACATGAGCACTACAAAAAAGCCGCTTCCGATAAAAATCATCGTTGCCGACCAGCCTCAGAACGATCCCTGCCTCACCCACGAACACAACGGACGCCAATACCTCTTCCTTTGGGACAAGTCCCTCAAGGCTTACGCCTACCAACCCAAGTCCCCCGAGGAAATCCGCACCATTTTTACCGTCCCGCGGCAACTCTGCCCGTGGACCTTCATTCCCGTCCTCCTGATTGCGGACATCCACGACATTGCACCGGATATTCTCGCCGAAAAACTGGCCGAGATCGCAGAACTGTCGGGAAAACTCGAAGTCGCTACCGCCAGCCTGAGCGAGGCGACCGCGACCCTGGAAGCTGCCAATGCCCGCATCACCTCGCTCGAAACCGACCTCCAGAATGCCAGGGATGAAGTGGCGCGGGCGTCCCGCCCGCCCGAAGCCGCGCCGCCCCCGCCGCCGGACGAAGCGCCACCCCCGCCAAAACGAGGACGTCGCGCCACCGTGCCGCCCGCCCCCGCCGATCCGCCCACCGAAATCGCCGACATCTAAACCCATCCGCCCCATAAGCCACATGGGGCGCATCCTCCTCCCATGTCCGCTGGCGACTTCCTTGACCTCCAGACACAGCTTGCCGTCCTCGCTGGCCGCGCCACCGCCGCCGACTTGGACGAAGACCTCGACCTGTGCAAACAGGTCATCAACGAAGCCCTGCTCGAAATCTACCGCCCCGTTGACGGACGCGCTCCGGAATGGGCGCGGCGCTCGGTGCCATGCCGGTTTCGCCAGCCGCAAACCATCACGATCCAGCTTTCCGAGGGCGAGACCGTCGTCACCGGCCATGACTTTACCGCCGACTGCACCGGCAGCATCATTGCCATCGGCCAGCACTTCTACACCTACGCCGGCAAAGACACCGCCAACGTCCACCACCTCTTGCAGCCAGCGATGGAGGCCACCGGCACGCACACCGCCACCCTCCATCACAACGCCTTTCCCCTCCCCCCCGACGTGTCCGAAATACTCGGCGCTCCTGAAGTCTTCGGCTGGGGCCCGCTCTCGCCCATGACAGACCGCGAGACGGAAATCTACTACCGCTCCATCCAGCGCGGCGACTTCCATCCGTATCCGGGCACGGCCAACCACATCCGCGCCGACTTCGGCGGCAACGCCTACCCCTCCGGCACCCCGCTCTTTTACCGTGTCGAAACCGACGCCCTCCTCGAAGGCGCACCGGCCCTTCGCCGCCTCATCATCCTCCCCCTCCCTGCGCAAACCACCATCGTCACCGCCCGGGCCCAAGTCTTCCCCAAAAAACTCGTCAACGACACTGACCGTCCCCGCATCCTCGGCGACCTCATCGACCAAATCCTTCTCCCCATTGCCCGCGAAAAATGGGGCGTAACCTACAAAAAATACACCGGGCAAAATCAACAAGGCCTCATCCGTGAAGCCAACAAAGCCCGCGAAATCATCTCGGCGAGCGCCAGGCCGCAGAAACGATTCTCCGGCATCGCCCGCCCCGGCCTCCGCTAACCATGTCGCTGCTCCGTCCCAAAGGCCGCCCCCGCCTCGTCAAACTCCCCGACAGACGCCTCCGCATCATCCGGCTCTACGAAGTTCGCGGCGACGCTGCCGATCCAGCCAGCCTTGACACCGTCTTCCTCCCCTGGGGAACGCCCGACGTCAAATACACGCAATGCCTCCTCATCGAGCAACCCCAACTCGATTTCGCCCCGGATCAAGGCGTTGAACACGACCTCGCCCGCGTTTACGAAGAGATCCACCCCACCGACGAAACCCAAGTCGGCAAACTCCGCGAAATCATCGGCGAGGACGGACGCGATTACCTTGAGGCGCAGTTCATCCAATTTTCCACGGGACCGCGCACAGAAGGCGTTCGTGGCATAACCACCCCTCCGGGACGAACCGATGCCGTCATGTCGAGCGAAACCTGCGACAACGACGGCACACTCCGCCGCATCACCCGCCGCTACGCCATCGCCAGCGATGCCGTGGAGCCCCTGATCGACGGCGCGAACGAGACCGGCAGAGGCGACGACGTCTGGCAGGATGAGGACAACCGCCATCGCCGCAGGCGGACGTTCATCCAGAAAGCAACTGTCACCTACAACGAGCCTGTCGCCGGCACGCACCTCATCACCGTGGAAGGCGTGCACTACGTCAACACTGGCGAGCAACGCGGCGGCGGCGCAGCCGTGCGCACCATTACCCGCGAATTTCAGGAAGCCACCGCCGAGTGGACGCAGGTCGGACCGGCCATCCCGGCTACCGCAGCGGACGGACTCAAAACGATCCAGATCGTGCAAGTGCGCATCGGATACATCACCGGCGGCGACGTGCCAACCGTCGGCACCAGCACCACTCCAGACGGCGGCACCGACCTGAAACTTTTCCGGATCAGCGGCGAAGGCTCGTCCGTCGCCATCTCCCGCCGCGTCCTCACCTACAAGCAGCCGGGCATCCTGCGCACGAGCGACAACGTGCGCAACAACGGCAAGCTCACCCTGCGCGGCATCACGGCCTTCTGCATGATCCCGCCCACGCCCGAGGGCTTCGTCGCCGTCGATCAGGGCGTGGACGACCCCGGCGGCGCGCCCACGCGCACCTACCAATTTGCCCGTGGCGAAGGGCTCATCTCCCGCGACCTCGACACCGGCGTCACCGGCGGGCTGCGCGCCTACAACACCCGCTACCTATCCCCCTACGTCGCCCCTGCCGAGGGCGCGCAACCGCAGAACCCGACCCCGATGCCGATGGCCGGCGCACTCAAGGCCAGCGAGAGTTGGTCCGACTCCGATGGCTATGTCGTTTGGTCCACCCGCTGGATCGTCGGCGGCAAGATTGAGCTGACCGAGGACGAGGACGGCCGCAAAACACTCGAAGCCACCTACCTGTATTTTGTCACACCCGACAACGACGACTTCCCCGCCGTCGGCGACGCCTGCGAACCCATTATCGACACCGACACCGAGGGCGAGGAAGGCGAAGGCGCGGCCACCGCCCCCGACGGCTCCCCCCACCTCGCCGAATCCGAACGCTTCGTTTACGCGGGCCGCCGCGAAGGTTCCGCCTACGGATACAAAACGGTGACGCTTCGCTTTCAGGAAGCTACCGCCGAATGGACGCAGGTCGGACCTACAATCAGCGACTGGGAGATGAACGGCCTCGAACGCATGATTGTCCGACTCGTCGCCAAAGGCGGCACGGCACTGCCCGAGGCCGACGACATCACCATCGGATACAGCACCATCGACGGCGAAAGCGCCGAGCTCACCCTCGGAGGCGTTTCCCGCGCAGGCAGCAATCACGCCATCGCCCGCCTGACCCTCACCTACCTGCAGCCCGGCCTCGTCCGCCGTCGCACGCGCCAACTCCCCAGCATCGGCGGCCTCCGCGAACTCCTCATCGAGACCTTCCTATGGGGCCGCGATGAGGTCAACGCCTCCGGCATCGCCGATGCGGCGGACGGCGACATTCCCGGCATCCTTATATCGGACGACACCGACAACGTGCAAGGCTACCCCATGCGTCAACTCCGCTGGATGCAGACCGCCAACGGCGGCGACCCCACCGACGGCATGGCGCAAGAATTCACCGACATGGTGCAATTCACCTACCCCGGACGCGCTCGCCCCTACTTCTTCAAGCGCCAGTTCGGATTGAAGGCGGGCGACACCATTGATCCGCTTCCCGGCGGCGGGCTCGTCATCCAGAAAATGCCGATACACTACGACTTCAACGTGATGACCTCACCCCCGGTGCAGATCATGGTGAAGGCGACCGTCTCCATTCGCTACTCGGAATCACCGGACATGGAGGACAACCCCGAAGCACCCCTCTGGAACCCGGATAATTGGGCCATTCAGCAGCTTTCATATCTCTCAAGCGGCGACTCGCCGGTGCATGAAATCACTCACCTGAAAGGCTACCGCGTCTATACCGATGCCGAGATGGCAGGAGAAGGCGATCCCGGCGATGGCGGCATCCACTGGGGCGGAAACGGCGACATCACAGGAGGCGGCCCATCCCCCCAACCTTCCACCGTCCCCATCGCCGTCATCGACGGGCGCACCAGTGCCTTCGATCCTGAATACCGCGGCCACAACACATGGAGTTTGGGCAACTCGTTCGGCTTGTGGGACTCGCTTGGCTACCGCACCGGACCAGTCATAATCGTCTCGGGCGGTCCGCCCGCACCCGACAACAAAAAATGGACGCTCAGCAGCAAGCCAGAGCCCGCGTTCGTCGGTGAGGACGGCAAGCAATACTGGCGGCACACGGTAGTGACGTCCGAGATACCGAAGCAAACCCCCATTTTCCCGCTCGGCGACGACGCCAAGCCGCCCGGCGAAATCGGCTAAAGGAGACGAGAACATGGCCGAAGACACAGAAACCAAGACCAACGCGGCCACCCGACGCGACACCGAGGCGGCGGCGAAATCCACCCGACGCGACACCCTCTCGGAGGACTGGCGGGCGACTCGCGACGCCAGGCACGCCGCCTACGAAACCCGCAAATCCGCCCGCAAGGAAGCCAGATCAAACGCGACTGCGATGGCGGCGGCCATGCCGCAGTCCGCCCCGCAACTCCCCCCTCCCCCCGACGACGAACCCACCTACATGACGCCTTCGGCCCCACGCGGAGCCCTGCGCACCACCATCCTCGACATCGCCGATACCGAACTCGGCGGCGCTGGTGGCTACGGCTACGGTTACGGTAATGGCTGGGGCGGTGGCCGGGGCGGTTGGGGATGGTGACGGCTATTTTGTGCTTGTCTGCGATCGGTTTTAGACGAAGCAGAAGGGGATTATGATCTTTCTTACCAAAAACAGATTCCGGCAATTAACCTTCCTTCTCGTTTTGGGTATGTTTATCTGCACCCCGCTTGCCAACGCCCAAAACTCGACTCGCCCTCCCCAAACAGTGATAGTTCAAGGCGACTGGAAAGAAACGCGCGAAGAAGCGATAATAGACGCAAAAATCAAAGCGTTTAAGCTCCTCATTGAGGTGGAAGGCCTCACCTACAAGTGCAAGATACTTAGCACAAAAAGGAAAAGCGGAGTCTTCGCGATCAAGTTGGAAATGACGTGTGAATAGCACCGTCCCTAATCCGCATCGAACGGATTAAATCTCACCCCCGGCTGGCGCATCAATGCCGGGAGCATCGCCTTCGCCCGATCCCGCTCCTCCCGTGTCACTGCCGTGACCAGCTTCTCTGCCGACTCCGCCGGCAACCGCCTCAACGCCGGCACCAGCGGCCTCAACCGCCGTGCGATACCCCGCCCGCTGATCTGCACATAGTGCCGGTATTCCACATCCGTCATCTGCCGGTTGCCCAGCTTCGTGCTCTTCGACGGCACCGTGATGAACAGCTTTTTATCCTTCAGCACCTCGCGCAGTGGATCGCCTTCCTCCATGTGGACAAACCGCTCCAGCGGCGACCGCTCCACCTCCTCGCCCAGAATATCCGTTTTGACGCTCCCCGTTGCCCGCACAAACGGCAACTGCGCCCCCGTCGCACCCAGTGGCCCGTCCGTCTCGTAAACCTTCGGATTGATCGTCCTGTCCACCTGCCGCATCAAGTTCACGCCCGGCACCAGCGCATTTGACGGCACGCTCGCCAGAAACCGTGTCACCGCATCCGGCGACGCCTTCCCCTGCACCATGTCCATCAACTGCCCCATCCCCGAAAGCATCGACGTGTCAAAAATCACCCGCGAAGCCCCAAGCGTCGCACCGATGGCCCGCGCCGCCACCGTCTCCTCCTTCTCCTTCCCGTAACGCAACGCATCCAAATAACTGCCGACCAGCGCCAGCGGCACATTCAGCGGCGAATCCTGATAAGGGATGCGCACCTTCCCCAGCTTGATCGTGTTGCGCCGCCACCCCGCCCCCTCCAGTTGCTGGCGATGCCGGTAATCCGACGGCCCGCTCGCCGTGATCGAAAACCACGGCTCCTCATCGTCATCCCCCGAACCATACGCCAGCAAACCCAGCGACGTAAGCAGCACCGACCCCGCGATTGACTGCACCGCCAGCCGCGCCCGCTCTTCGGAGTTAAACTCCCTCCGCACACGCGAACCGTCCGCAGCCCTCTCCTGTGTCACCACGCCCAATCTGGCCCGGGCCAACCCCACCGGCGTAAAATTGAGCGCCGTGTTGAAAACGTTCGTCGGCACCTTCAGGAAAGGCAAAAATGCCTTCAGCACCGGCACGCCGCCGGGCTTGAAGCTCTCCGCCGCGTCGCTTACCGCGCCGGCCAGCACACCCGCCCAGCCCTCCGGCTTCTGGTTGTAGGTCGATTCCAAACCAAAATGGACGGCGCTCGCCAGCGTCTCGGTGCCAAGCCCGCGCACCCGATGCTCCTGCATCAAGTCAAACACCCGCTGCGAAAGATCATGCCCCGAGAATCCCTCCGCCTCCGCCTGCCGCCTGGCCCGCAACAACTGGTCCGGCGCGGTCCCAAGCGATTCCCGGACACGCTTCCGCAACTCCGCCCCCGAAAACTTCCCCTCCAGCAACTTCGCCACCGCCACCCGCATGTGCGCCTCGCGTGCCGAATGGTAAAAAATCGAGTCGATGGCCCGCATCACCCGGTAAACATACCGCAACGGCTTCGCCACCGCCTGCGACACCCGCCCCCCGGCATCACCGCGCGCCACAATCTCCAGCACATTGCTTCCCTCGCCCGTCTTCACATTCTCGCCGCCGCTCACGTCATTGTTCGACGCCGCCACCAGTTCCTTGCTTCCAAACCCCCGGCCCATGATCGAACGCGCATCCGCAAACCCCGTCCCGGCCCCCTCAAGATAACCCCGCACCGCATCTCCCGCACGCTTCGGATCGGCCACTGCCACCGAAGCCAGTTGCAACGCCCCCAGCATCGCGTTGCCCGTCGCATTGACCAGTTGGGTCGTGTATCCGGAAAGCAAATTCGCATACCAGAATGCCATCGCAATATCCACCCGCCCCACGCCACGGACCAGCCTCATTTCATCCAGCAAATCCAATTGCGCCCGCGCCTTTGCCGTTGAGTTCGGCGCCGTCTCGATCCGGTCCGCGATCACCGCGATCTTCTTCATCTGCCCCGGCGTCACTTCCGGCAATTTCAACTGCTTCGCCACCACATCGCGCATATCAGCGCGTGACAGCGCCCCCAGATTATTCAAAACCCCGGAACGCTCGATCACATTCAACACCCTCCGCGCCTTCGGAGTGTCGATCCGCTCCTTCATCTGCTTCAGCGCCTTCCTGCGCTCCTCGCCGAGCATCCCCTTGACGCGCTCCGTGAACTCCGCCGCCACCCGATCCGCGTCCGCGCCCGTCAACCCCGCCTGCTTCACCAAGTCAGCCGCCAGCCCTTCCGCGTGCACATCCACCCGCGTCATATGCTGCCTCGCCAAGTCGCGCACCTTTACCCGCATCGTCCGGTGCGCCTCGCGGATCGCCCGGTCAAGCAACGCATCCGAATACGGCCGCGCCCCGATGTTCGCCAGCGCCAGGTCAATCTCCCGCACCGCAGGCGACCCCTCGCCAAACTCCTTCACGAACGTCTCGCGCACCGTTTCAAAAACCTCGCCGTATTTTTCCCGGTTCGCCATCGCCTCGCGCAGCAACTCTACCGCCGGAGCCTCCGGAGCCTCCGGAGTCTTCGGCATCACGCCTTCCATTCTCGCCTGCATCTCCTTCACGATACGCCCGGCAAACTCCTGCAACGGCGATTTCGGCGATTTTTCGTCCGCCACCCGGTCAACCATGTCCACCATCTTTTGCGCCGCGTCCTCGCGATACTGCTGCCAGATCGCCTTGCTCACCTTCACTGTCCGCAACCCCTTTTCCGTTTCCTCGGCCGCTTTCCCGACTGCCTTGCGTGAAGCCTTGTTCAACTCGTCTGCCGCCCCGTCCACGGCCTCCGTTGCCGCCTTCCCCATCCGGTTGTTCTGCCGCGTATGGACCGCCTTCACATATTCCGCCGGCGCGGCCACCCGCTGATCCCGATACATGTGCGCAAACATCGCAATCTGCTGCCCTGCTTCCGTCGCAAGCGTCGGCTGCGCCGCGCCTGCCAGCCGGTTTAGCTCCCTCGTGATCCGCTCCACATCGGCGGGTGTCTTGGCATCCTTCAACTCCGCCGCGCGCCGCCCCATCAGTTCTCCGATGATGCCCACCCGCACATCGCCATTCAGACCGGAACCCCGATCCAAGGCCATCGCCTCCGCTCCGGCCTCACTTCGATCCTTGATAATCCGCTTGGCCTCCTTCGCCACGTCCTCCTGATGGCGCACATCGTATTCGATCTGCTCCACCGGCTGCCCGCGATCCCGCAGACTGTCCGGGAATCGGCTGAATTCCCTGCCCGGCCCCGGCTCCTTCTCCATCTCTGCCGCCGCCGGCGGCGTTACGGCCGGCGAACCCAAGACTTGACCCCGCCCGCCCTCCGTGTCAGGGTTTTGGCGGAATTCCTCCCGGCCTGAGCCGGAAGTTGTGTCGGGAGGCGTCGCTTTGGGTGCGGTCCGGCGTAGCCCATTGTCTTCAATATCGGGGTGAACCCAGTCCACCCGCATGTATTGCTGACGGCTTCGCGGAAAATCCCCCTTCGTGACGGGGAATTGCGTCGTCAGGCTCCCCTCGAACGGCCGTTGCTCCGCAATGCTTCCGTCCGGCCTGACAACCACCGCGTGATGAATCCCCCCCTCGTATTTGCGCACGAATACGCGGGTATTGTCCCGCTCGTCCACCAGTCTCACCTGGGCATTTTTCAATGTTTCCGGAACGCGCGGCAACCATCCGGCCTTCAACCGGTGAAGCGTGTTGCCCTGGCTCTCCCGGATCAGATGCCACACCCGGGCACTCATGCTCCCCTTGTCGGCCACCCTCATGTCGATCCCGCTGCCGTCGGCGGCCTTGACCGACTCCGGCCACGACTTGAGTTCGATGGCGGCCAGCTTGATGATCTCCGCGTTGGTGTTCGCCGTGTCGAGCAAAGGCTTTTCCCCCTTGTCCTCGACCATCGTGGCATCCGCCTCCCGCAACGTCTGCCCTACTGCCGGCGAACCCAGCATACCGGGCTTCCCCGCCGGATTCTCCTTCTCCCATGCCTGCAATGCCCGCTCATCCGGGAACGTCGAATGCTCGCGCAACCGCTCCCCCTTGATCGGGCTTCCGTCCTTGTTCACCCGCCACACCGTCACCGACCAGTTGCCATCCTCGCCGCGAGTAAAATCCACCACCTTGTCGAATCCGCCGCCGGCCCTAGGGATAACCCGGTCCGCCCTGAAAAAATTCTCCGCCCGGTCCGCGTCAGACAACCCTTTCGCCTTCTTCGCACGCGGCTTCTTCGCCGGTTTGGGCGCAACCTGTGGCGCGGGCGTTTCGCCCGCTTCTGTCTCTGCTGCTAGTTCCGTTTGCCTCGCCTCAACCACCGGTCCCTCTTCCGTTGGCACCGTCGAAACCATGTTCCCGGCCTCCGGATCATCCGTGACAATCTGACTATTCGCCCCCCCGACCGCATCTGGATCAAGCGTCTCGTCGGCATCGGGCAGATTCTCGCGAATCCGGTCAACTGGCGAAAAATCCTCATCAATGGGCCGGTTTTCAAGGATTGCCCGCACCACGGGCCCCGGCGCAAACTCTCCCTCGCTCGCGGCAACCTGGGCAACCGGAGACTCCGCGGCCCCTTCAGTGGGGATTGAAGGAACTGCGCTCTGCTGAGCCGGTTCCTTCTTTGATTTTATGCGTTTCCCGTCCTCCGAAAACCCCATCACCTCCAGAATCTTGCGGTCAAGCTCCGCCGTCGTGATGTCCTGATTTTTTGAATACCACCTGCGAACCAAATCCCGCACGGCAGTCAAAAACCGCTGCAACTTCGTCCGCATCTGCGGATTCATCTGATCGGTGTCTCCGCGAATCACCCGCGCAAACTGGAACGCCACCCACTCCGAACGCGCACTGATGTCGCCCTTCAACTCGGAGCCCTTGCGCCTATCGCCGGGATTATACTCCATCGCCGACGCCTCACGCTGCGCATCCGTCAGCGATTCCCATTGATTCTGTGCAAACTCATTCCCGAGAGCGAATGCCTCCGCAAAATGCCCCCCCTCATGCACAACCGCTCTCACCATATCCTCGCCTGTCTTCACCCGGTCCGTGTTGATGTAGAGCGTGTTCGTCTCCGGATTGTAGGCTGCCGCGCTGTCCGGTGTGGCGCTCCCGGTTTCTGCCTTTGTCCACTGCGCGTTGTCCAGCGTGTGAACCTCCATTTGCTCGAACGCCTCCGGATTCGCCCGGTGCAGGCGCGGCGCGAAATCCAACAAAAACCGGCTCGCCCTGTCGGATCCTTTCATCCCGACCGCCTTCACCAGCGTCTTCACGAAGTGCGCCGGCTTGTTCTCCCCACGTCGAATCGCCGGCGCAGGTTGTGGCGCGGGCGTTTCGCCCGCTTCCGGGGATTGGGTCCGGCGTCCAGCGTCCGGCGTCCCTCCTTCCGTCTCCGGCGTGGTGGAAATTGGCGCAGGAACCTCGCCGGTTTCAGCACCGGACCTCGGGTTGGGCGCGCTCCCGGCTCCGCCGGCGGGCCCCTGCACAGAAGATTGCGACGCCGCAGGCGTGGCCTTGGTTTCAGAGGCGGCTATCTCCGCCGACTTCGCCGGTTCCGCAGCCGGAGCGGTCGGAGATGTTGCCTCCCGCACCGTTGCGCCCTCGAAGTATTTTCCAAAAGTATCGGGAGTAAGCGTCGCCTCGCGCCCGTCTTCCCACCTGACCTTTAGCGCGCCCGTTTCCTCATGCCTGCCCAAAACTCGGAAGTCGCCCGCCCTGGTTGCCACGATGTCGCCACGCTTCACCGTGCCTGCCAATTTTTCTCCACCCGGCTCGCCTCCCATCTCCGCCCGCAACTCATCATCAACCTCCGGTGAAAAATCCTCGTCGCCCGCGGGCGCGGCATTTCGTCCGTTCACTTCGCGCGCACGGGTAAATGCAGCCATCTGGTCTTCCTTCGACGGCACCGCCCCCGCCTCATACTTCGCCAGCATCGGAAACATCTCCGACGTCTTCTGCCGGGCCTCCGCATCCGTCGCACCGGAAACAGTCACCGTCTCCACCCCGCCCGTATCCGGATTCTCGATACTCCAGTTAAGCGTAGTCGGGCCGTTCTTCGGATCAGGCTGGGCGTTCGACCTCGTGGCGCCGCCCTCGCCGCCGCCATTCAAAAACCCGGCGCCGCCGCCCATCAGCCCAGCAGTAACAACCGCCTGTCCGACCGCCTCGCCAACACCCTTCATCAACGGACGCTCAGGATCGACCGGCTTTGCCATCAGGTTTGATGCGACCTGTCCACCGCCCTCCTCGACCGCCTCAGACGTCGCTTCGCCGCCGGCGCCGCCCACGGCCCCTGCCACGCGCTTGCCCAGCGTCTTCTTCGCAACCTCCTTCGCTTCCTTCTTCGCGCCCCCCCCCACCAAGGTCTTTTCAATCGTCTGAGCTCCCGGCAAAAACTTGGTAAGCCCGGATATTCCGCCAGCCAGAACCGCTGTCTTTCGGGCCTCAGCCAACCCATACGCCAGCTTCGCGCCATCCAGTGAAGCCCCACCTTCCATTAACTCGGCGATCTCTGGAATCTGCTTTGCCCGCCCCTCCGGCATCGCCTCCAATCGCTGCATGAAATCCGCGTAAAAATCCCCGGCCACGTCCGCGCCCTGCATCGCGACCTCGGCTCCGACCGCGGCACCAACGCCAATTCTCGCCGCCCGCGTCGCCGCCGCCAGCTTTGCCGCATCCGTCACAGCCTTTCTCAACAAAAGCTTTTCCGCTCCGACGCGGGCCGCCGTGCCAACACCGCCGGTCCCGACAAAATTCGGAGCCTGTTCCGCCAGCACATTCGCAAGGAGTGCCGGATTCGATGCCGTTTCCCTGATATACGCCCACGCCTGACGATGCCACCCCTCTTCGGAATCCACCTTTTGCGACCGGGCCCCCTCAAGCATCCGCGCCCTATCCGACTTCTTGCCCTGCCAGAACTCCATGCCCTCCTTGCCCGTCCTCGATGCGGCATTATCGAAATCCCCCGTCGCCAGCCCGTAGATGTCGCCGACCATCTTCAGCAAGGCGTTGCCGCCGCTCGCGAACGACTTCAGCGCATCCGCTCCGGTCCTTGCCAGCGTCCCCCAAAAACCTTCGCCCCTGCCCGCAAGCTGATCCATCAACCCGCGCTTTTCCGCCAGGGTTCGCGAATACACCGCCCGCATGTCAGCCAACGATTTTTTGCGTGCGTCATTGGCGCCCGGCATTTCCACGTCAATCCCGGCAATGCGCTTTTCCAGCCTGCGCACGGAATTCCACAACGTCGCGTCATTCACCGCATCCTCGCCGCCCTTCTCCCCGATCACGTCGTCAATCGGGCGGCCATCCACCGACTTCACGCCGGATTTGCGCAGGCGATCAAGCTCCATCACCTCGGCGTCGATGCCGACACCTTCGCCATTCTCGATACGCTGCCCCACCTTCGCGCTCAGTGCCGACGACACAAGATCGGCGCTGCCGTCCGCAGTCTTGCGAAACGCCTCCAGCGGATAGTCTGTGACAATGGCCGTCCCGTCCGCCTGCCCGTCAACCTCCCGACGATACCCTTTCCTCAATTTCGTAGTCTTCTCATTTGGGCCTATCCGCTGGCCGGAATACACCGGCAATCCGTCGTCAGGATCCGCCAGCGTCGTCACTTCTGCCAGCGCGGACTTGTCGATCGGAGCCTCGCCACGCACCGCTCGCTCCGCGTTTTCGGCAACCACCGCAGACTCCACGTTGTCACCGGACACACCATAGGTGTCCGTCAAAATTTTCCCATAGGACTGATTTGCCCTGCCGTAAACCTCCTCCGCCCGCTTCTTGTCCTCCAGCATTCGCTGGCGCTTCTGCTTCAGCGCTTCGTATTTCGGCGCGAGCGCATCCAACTCCGCCCTCGCCGCCTTCGCTTTTTCAGTCGGCTGTCCGCGCTCTGCCGACGTAAACGCACCCTCAAGAAAACCAACCGTCTCGCCTGCGTCCTTTTCCAACTGCGCCATCTGTCCGGCCAGCGGCCCCGTGTCGATCTCGCCACCCTCGCCATCGTCCTGAAACACCAGGTCCTTCCCCTCGCCTTTTTTCCACTGTTTCAGCGAATCCTCGTGAAACTTGACCACCTCGCGCAACTTGGACCGCTCCGCCCGCGCCACCTTCAACTGCGGCGGCTCAATCCGCATCGCCGGCAACTCCGCCACGCTCGCATCCACCCCGGCCAAATCATCCGGGTCCACCTGCCCGCTCGTGCCAACCCTCGGCGCACGAACCCCCGCCGCACGATTCGCCTCCGAGTCCGCCGGGAAAACACGCCCGGCAATATCCCGGTCCACATCAAGGCCGCGCGCCTTGTAGGCATCCGCCCGCACACCCTCCTCCTGCTTCGTCGTGAAATTGCGCTGCTTGCGCACGGCCTGCGCAGCTCGGCGAACATTCCGGCGCGCCATCTTGTCGGCATACGCATCCGAAAAAACATCCTCCCCGTCGAGATCATCCAAAGTCGTGAAGTCCATTCGTGAAAAAATAGAAGTTGCGAATCACCGACCTGCCGCCGCCATCCGCTGGCGCGCGCGCATTTCCTCGGTATCCCCGCCGAAACTACTGAACCATTTCCCAATCGCGCGCCCGGCCCTGTAAATCGGTTCCGGGTCAAACCGTGTGCCGCCAGCCGCAGGCCTGCGAGACTTCGCCGGCTTGTTTGCCATTAGCGAATCAGGCTCCTCACGCGGGGCATCAAACAACGCTGCCGCGCTTGCCGGACGGCTACCGGGCAACAGTTCCGGCAACGCCGCAAATGTCTTCTGAGCACCGGGCAAGCCGGGATCATCAAATGACCGGGGTGTCGGCACCGGCGACGACGTGGCCGGCAAACCCGGAACGGACGGCGCCGCTGACACCGCCGCCGGAGCCGCCGCCGTCGGCGCAACCTTTGCGGGATTGGCAAACGCCTCAGCCGCCGTGCCGTTCGCATGCCGTCCGAACCCGCCTGAAAATTCACGCGCCTCCTCCTGCGAATCGAAACGCTGGCGCTCGCCAAATTTGTTGAATCCGGTCCACTTGCCATCAGACCCTTGCCCGACTGCCCATGACGGTTCAGCAGATGCCCCCCCCGCATCACCTGCCTTCTGCGCGGCCTGCGTCCCCGGTCCGGCGTCCGGCGTCGCAGACACGACAGGCTTTGCCGGTTGAATATTCCCGTCCATGTCCATGAACGTCCGCCCCTGATTCGTCACATTGTAGCGCGACCGGATCGAGTCGAATTGCCCGTCCGCTCTGGCCCTTGCCACATTCACATCCCTGACAGGCGTCTGATAACGCCCCGACATGTCAGCATCCAACCCGCTCCCTCCGCCCACGGCCAGCCCCCTCGACTGCGCCGACAACTGCTCGTAGAGCCTGCGTCCCTCGCCCGGGTCGTAGCCCGTGCGTGCGCGCTCCGCCTCCGACCGGGCGGCATCCTCGGCAGACAGCATCCGTCCGCCCCGTGTGATCTTTCGTCCGTCCGGCAACCTGCCTCCGTCGAAATCCGTTTCCCAGCCGTAACGTTCGCGTTTTTTGTAGGCTCTTTCTTGGTCTCGTCTTGTAATCATGCCAGCCGTGATGCCCCCGGCGGCCTCCACCCGCCATCGGTTGTCTCAATACGAACTCCACCCCTCGCGCCGGTTCACATCCTCCACTCGCACCGGCTTCCGCTTCCGCTCCCGGTAGAGCGTCGCCATCGCCCGATTCCACAATGCAATCGCCAGCATCATCACTCCGTCATCGTGCTTCCCGCTCATCGCACGCACCGTCCCGTCCTTGTGTCGCACGAACACCGCAAGCTGCTCCAATATCCACATGAACGGGCACTCAAATGTCGGATTCTCCTGTTTCCACTCCGCGATCAACCCGGCCAGATTGTCGATGATCGTCTTCTTCGTCGCCGGGTCCGTCCGCCACCCTGCCATCCTGTCCACCGTGCCCGCCGTTTTGTTGGTGGTCGTCCGCTCAAACACCGGAATTTCCAGCCGCTGCAACTCCTTCACGTGGTAGATGCCGCAGTTGTTCACCTCGGGAATCACGATGCACCGCCCGTAGTAGATCGACAGGCACGCCGCCACCAGCGCCGCATACTCCGATTCCAGTCGCGACCAATGATGCGCCACAATCCGGGGCGGCCACCAGCGCCCGTTCGCGTCCCGATACCCGTCACGCAGCACCCCGATCGAGTGGTAATCAGGGTCCGCCTTCGGCCCCGACTGCTGCTGGTCCCGTCCGGTGCACGTGTCCATCGACACCAGATAACGGCACCCCACGCGCGGCTCCTCGATGATCTCCACCGTCCCCTCGCCATCCGGCACGAAGCTCACTGCCTGATTGTTCTGCATCGACAACTCCCCAACCGTCGGACGAATCGCACCCCACAACTCCACGAACTTCTGCACCGTCGCCGCCTTGAACCGCAGCCGCGCATTGAGCAGGAAGCACTCGACGTCGTTCGACGGATACTCTTGGCGGAACTTGTTCGGGTCGTTCTGGCACTTGTCGGCGATCTTCCACCGCCGCCAGTTCAGTTGCTCCAGCGTGACGTGATAGCGTTCAATCTCCTGCTTCTCCTCATCATCCAACTCCAAAGAAAACGCTTCCCTCTCCGCCGCCGATGCGAACGGTCTGGCATGCTCGGGGAACTCGAACCACGCTGCGAAAATCCGGATGTAGCCATTTTTCTTGTTCTGCCACATCTCATAAAAAATCCCCGTTGGTCCGTTTGGCGTGGTATCCAGCATGCCGATGCTCATCGGCCCCTCGTCATACCACGAATTGAAGAAGCCAAGCGCCGGGTCTTTCCCCTTGATGACCGGGAAGTGAGCCACCTCTGTCGCATTCGCTACCTGGATCGTTCCGCCCGCGCCGGCACGCGCTGATCCGGCCGTCTCCTTCCGATACATTGACCCGCTCGGCAACACGATCTCGTCCGCCAGATTGCCCGGCTCGCCGAATTTCGGCATCGGCCCATAGCCCCACTCGAATTTGTCATGCTCCGCGAGCGTGCGGAAAATCTCAAACACCTTGTCTGACGTCCCGGTCTTGTCTGCCATCAGCGCCCCGGACAGCCCCCCGTGATTCATCATGTGGTGATAGGTGATGGCAGCCACAATGGTCGAAAGCCCCACCTGCCGCGGCTTCAGACCCAAAATCTTGCACGGTTTCCCCTCCGCCATGCACTTCCGGTAGGCTGCGAACATCCGCTTTTGCAGGATGTTCGGCTTCCGCTTGGGGAGGATTTTGCCCTCCTTGTCCTTAAGCACCGCGAACAGGACAAACCACACCTCCGGATCGACCCGTGCCAGTGCCTTGATATTGTCCTGTGTCACGTCACCCATCGGGATCCTTTCACACTTGCACACCTCTCCATGTCGTTATCTGTATTGCTCATGTGATTTGTGGAAAAATGCCCCTTTTTGCTGATTTGAAGGCGTTTATAGCGCGTTATACGGTTTCAACTCGGGGGTTGGTGCGGTATAATCGCCGTAAACGCTCTTCGTTCCGAAAGGGGTAGAAAAGAGGTTTCGTCGAAATTGTTTTCGCATAATACATTGATTCTAATCGTATTCTAAAATAATAGCCTCTGACATTTACTCAGGTTACAAACCCTCAAATATCCACAACCTCCACATTTGCAGATTGTTGAGAAATCGGCTTTGTCCACGTCTCAAAAATATCCTGGAGGTCGATGCCGGACTCCTTGAGCGTCTTGACCTGCTCCTCTTTCGACATCGGCTTTGCTGTCTCTTGGGGAGTGGTGAGGTGGATATCGAGGAGGTTGGCCGGCATCCCGGCCTTGTATGCTAGCATCAGCCGGATCGCCGCCATCCGTGAGGCCCGATCCGGAATCCACGTGTAGTTGTTCTCGCCGCCCTTGCGCTTCGAGGTCTGACCGATCGCGGGCGTCCCTGTGGTCTCGATCTTTTCCTTCCACTTCGCGCGCGGAGCCCGGACGGTGATCTGCGCGTGTTTGATGCAGTCGCGCAGCTCGGCCAGGCACATCTCGACATCATCCTCTGTGATAAGCCGGGAAAGCTCCGCAATCACTGCCCTCTCGCGGTCAGCCGGCGACGCTGGTGCGAGAGCCAGCGAGTGCCCGGCATCAGCCGGAGGCGGAGTGATTGGTTGGCGAGTGGAGCGAGGCATACCCCACGCAAATGCCCCAATCCCGACGGACTCCAATCCGTTGCCACCCCCACCTTCCGTATCTTCCCACCCCTTTCTGGTGGTATTTGGCCGATCCCCCATTCTTGAAATTGCGGGTATTAATTCAAACTTGATTGTCCCCATACCCTAACGAAAACGGAAACCTACCCACCAACGGAAACACTCCGTAGTTTGTTAAAACACTACGGAGTTTCCGTTGGGGGTTTCCGTTAGGGTTTTCGTGAGTTTCCGACAGTTTCCGTGAGTTTCCGTTAATTTGAAAAAATACGTTATTTTATTCTTGATTTAATAACGTATTCAAACAAGATGGACACCATGAACCCAACAATCACACCCAAAACAGAGGAGGCGGAAACAAGCCGCCTGCTCTCCCCCGAATTGCTCGCCGAAGCCCGCGAATGGCTGGATGAGCTGGTCTGGCGCGATATGCCCGCCATCGAGGGGCTCACCGATGCCGAAGTAGAGCATGGCATCGCTCGGCATTACGATGGCGGCATTCCCGGCTTCATGCTGGATTTCTCGCCGAACGAGGCAGTGCGCAGCCAAGCCAAGGCGTTGTTCCCCACTCCTGATGTGTTTGCTGCTCGCGCAATCGGTGAGCTCACCGACGAACACATTGCCTATGCTGGCGACCCTGCTCGTGGTGAATATCGCGGATTCGCCGCCCTTGGAGACCTAATGGACCACAACCAATTCCTACTGAACTGCGGCTGTCCTGCGCCAGATGGCACACAGGAACGCCTCGATCTGATCAACGATTATGCCGCCGCCATCACCACTGCCATCATCGCTCACTACAATGCCGCATAACCAAACAATAGAAGACGTGCTGACCGATTTCACCGCATCGGATTGGCTTAAGACCGCGCTTCGTGGGGCACTCACGCGCGACCCCGTTGACGCTGCGAATGACGCCGAAGTTTTGGCGCAACTGTTATCAAAACGAACACAACCAACTCTGGAGGCCAACCAATGAGCCGCTTCGACAACTTCACGCAGGCCGAGTTGGAGGTTTTGCTCGATGCCCTCCAAGCCGCCGATCCCACCGAATACCCACATTCCGAGAAATGGGATACCATCCGCTGGGCACTGCACAAAGAGGCCGGCGACAACGCGCGCGCGGCCAACACTCAATCAGGCAGCCATCTTCACCCATCCACGCCATGAGCACCGACATAACCAACATCGAACACGCAGTCCGCCAACTCAACCAATCCGAGAAGGGCCAGATGGCGTTGTTCTGGCTCCGCATGGCCTGCGACGACCTCGTGGGCCTCGACATTGAAAACCAGCGCGCGGTCGCCACTCTCGTGCAAGGCGTCTTCGACTATCCCGGATCAGCCCGCGACGAGATCAAGGGAAACGCCAGCCACAACCAGCTCTGGACCGCCAACCGCACCACGGTTGACCTTGTGGAGCGCGCAGTGAAGGAAGCCAGCCAATAACCATGACCGCCCAACTCGACATGTTTGCCGCCATGCCGGCATCCCTGCCACCGTGGGAAGATCCTGAGAAGTGCAAGGGGGCGACAATCTGCCCCTGCACGGATCCCGACACCGGCAGAACCTACTACTCGATTTGCTGCACCGACGCGGACCGCGAAGTGCTGCAAACCTATCGCCGGGAGACGCGCTCCGCCGCGCTCGCACTGATGGAACAGATCAAAGCGAAGCTGGACCAAAACACCCAGCGAGAGCTTGCATTTGGGGACTGATTGTCGCCTCTTGAAAACATGGAAAATAAATCAAGACACGGCGGAAGCCGCCCCGGCGCAGGTCGCAAACCATCTCCATTGAAAAAACAGCGCGTCAACCTCATGCTCACGCCCGACACGCTCAACCGTCTCTACACGGAGACACGACGACAAGGCCGTGCCGCCGACATCTCACCCGTGATCGAGCGCCTTGCTAAGACCCTGCCGCCAGCCCTCCATCGCTACCAGCAGCCGCGCGGACGCAAGCCGAGGATCAATCCAGCATCAGTCGAGGTCTTCGAGGATTACATCGACTAGCCAACCGGTCGCAATCTCTGCCCTGTCCGCATTGGCTTGCACGTCATGCAGACATTTCACGTTCGCCGATTTCTCGGCATCCGCAACAGCGTCGAAACCTCAGACCAGCAGCGAGGATCCATGCGCAAGGCCGAGGGCATCATCCTCACTCCCTCCGGCGCCATCATCGGCGGCCCCTCGTGGACACCCGCCATCTCTGACATCCGCCCGAAAATCGACCAGGCACTGGCCGGGAGGGGTGTGGTCGGCAAAACCCACCTCGTCATACTGACCGGGACCGCGCACACGGTCCTTCTCGCATGGGACTCCGCCGCTCGCCGATCTCGCGGCGCATGGCTCGTCGGTCAAGGCAATGGAGGCGGCGGGTATTCGGTCTCTGCGCCTGACATCGGACTCAACGCCACGCCCGGCCTGCGCTGGTATGGCTCATGGATCAACGGCAACCTCTGGCTCGGCAATGGAGTCGATCCAAACCTGTGTTACGCTGGCGGCACGCTACGCGCCCTCGGCTCCGGCGTGCCCTCATCCGATACCGACCATCCGGCGAAAGTCCACTTCCCTCCATGTATCCAATGGGTCACTACTGCCGATAAAGTGATCTACGGAGCGGGCAATGCCACCGATCCGCTCAAGGTATGGGCCACCGAACGCGCCACGGCGCTCTATCCGAATCTCGAAGGCATCTATTCGCTCGAAACATCCTGCACCAGCATCGCGCACACACGCGCAACCCGCATCACGGCCCTGCAAGTGGACATCACGGCTGTCCGCGTGCATACCGACGCCGGCGTTATCACTCTCTCCGGCTTCGAGGACGGCGCCGACGCCAACAAGACGCAGCAAACCCCCACGCAAGCCCCGTCAGCCGCCCTCTCCCCCAACTGCGCATCCGACAGCGAGGGCACTATCGCCTACTACTTTGCCGCCGATCACGAAATCTACCGGGAGTCCGGCGCAACCCAAGGCGGCTACGGCCAGAAACGCAGCCGCGATCTGCCCATCGCCACCTCCAGCGGCGCGGGCCTCTGGTCTGCCGCCATGTCATCCGCCCCAGCCGACGCCGGCGATTACCAACTCATCTACGACCGCGACAACGCACTCCTCTTCGTCCTCGCCCCGCTCGCCAATGGGACACGCGCCATCTACGCCTACCACGAACCCGACGACGGCCCCGGCGCGATCACCGGGCCGATCCGCCTCACCGATGCCGCCGACCTCATCCTTCAGCGGAATGGAGCACGATCCCACCTCGTAGCCATCACGCGCCAAGGCTCGATTCTCACGGCGGACCTGTCCGAACTCCGCGAACGCGACACATGGGAAATCTCCGCCTACTCCGCACCACTGCCAGAAGAGAGGAAACCCGCCGCCAGCGCCCCCGCTGTCATTCCCGGACTCCCCAAGGTCTCCGTTGACGACACTGCCAACGCCTACGCTCACGACATCGACGGACGTATCCTAGTGATGGATACACCTTGGTCTGAATGGCAACCCGCCCCCCTTCCTTCTCCCCGCCTCCACTTCGCCAACGCCACCGTCGCCATCCTCGAACTGTCTAACGAAGACATGGGCTCGCCCGACCTCGTGAAAGAATTTCTCCAAGTCCGCCTCCAGTGGCAGCGCAACACGCCCGTCTACGTCGGAATCTACGCCGAGAGCGAAGGACGTCGCTACGGACGCTGGCATGGCACCCGTTATCCCCGCGAGGAACAACTTGCCGGGCTCAAGCTCGCCGGGCGTCGCATCACACTCCGGCTAATAGTCGTATATTTCAACGACCTCAATTTTCTGCTTCGCTCCCTCTCGATCGACTGGCTTCCTGCGTCCGAGGATTGAGTATCTGCGCAACCGCTTGTAAACGGTCTCCTCCGTGCACATGCACCCGGCGGCAATCACCTTCACGTCGAGCCCGCGCATAGCCATGCCGACAATAAACGGCTCATTGACGGAAAACTGAGCCATGCGCCGCCGCTGTGCTTCACCATCCAGCATCTCTGTTCGCAGCTTGGCTCGATAGCATTCCGTCCTTGGGGAAGAAGGCTCGGCAGTGACACCAAGCCTGGCGCACATCCGCCGCACCTCGTCGGCATCAAGGCCAAGCTGTGATAGCGGGGTAATCATGGCTCAATAATTCACGCTCGCCTTCCTGAACAACTTGGTCGGGGGCGGGATGATGATCCCCTCCATCGAGATTGTTTTGTCGTCGCGCGACAGGTTAATTGAGACCTCGACCGTGATCTTGCCGGACAGATTGCCCGTCTCCAACGCATAACCCTGCACACGCGGAAGGGCATCTCGCAGAAAATCCGAGAATAGCTGTCCGCCCGTTTCGATGATCTTATCCTCGGCCAATCGGAAGTCCTCGATAATCTGCTTCAGGCGATCTATCTGCTGCTTACGCTGCTCGACAACCGATTGGGGGGCGTTCAT